GTTAATATCAGTAGTAGTGAAAGTCAATGGGTTCAGGTGGGTGCATGAGTTTTATTGGTACAATTGGTGTTGTTGCTCAACAAGGTAATCAAACGGTTTCTGCACCAACAGGTGTTAGTATTGCTACATCATCTTCAGGTAATTACAATAACGCTTTTGCATCAGGAGAAGCAAATTGTAATAATGAAACAATGACCTTAGATGGTTCTGAATTTAGTTCAAACGAGGCTGATAGAGATGTTGCTGTTTCTGAATGGGATTACGAAGGTTGCGCTAACGCTGCAAATATCCACTATCAAGCATATATGCGAGCAACAGGCGCAACAAGTTTTGGTTGGACAGTAGTTCTTAATAGTTCTAATTTAAGTAATGGAACGAGTGCATCAATTGTAGGAACAGCATCAACAACCCAAGACGAAACAAGCGGTAATTTAGGACAATACTTACAAATTGCTTTTGGTGGTGGTAGAGGGGGATTAACATACCCTGCCGATGGAGATGAGATACAGGTAGAAATTAGAGCAACTGCAACTAATAGCGGAGGTTCAACACAAGCAACCGTTTGCACTGTGAATTATACATTCCAAACTTAGGTGATTATTATGACGAGAATAGAAGTAAGTTTGCCTACAGGTATTTCAGGAGATTACATTGTAACGGAATATACAAATGAAACTGAATCTAAACATTGGCAGCAATATCTAGATATGAAAAACGAATCGCATGATAGTTATACAGTATTGATTAAAAATAATTGTCCAATGCCTATAATGCAAGATTCAGAAGCAGAATACAATGAACATCAATGGCTATGGGATAATGCAACAGGAGATGTATTAATTGGTGGATTAGGAATAGGAATGGTTCATCAACCTTTAATTGATAATCCAAATGTTACATCTGTTACAGTTATAGAATTAGAACAAGATGTTGTAGATTTAGTTTGGGAACATTGTGCTAAAGATGATTCATTTACATTAATAGTTGCAGATTTTGAAACATGGGTTCCACCAGAAGATTCTTCTTTTGATACAGTATGGGGAGATACATGGTTAGTAGATAATTCCCTTACAATGAAAGATTACAGAACTCTTATTAGAGATAGATATTCCCAATATACTCCAAATATAGGATTTTGGGGAGAGTGATAAAATGGCTTTAGAACTAGATTATGAACACAATGAATTAGGGGTAATACTACCCAATGTATATGCAAAGATTGCGAGAGCATCTTTTAATAACATGGAAAATGATGATGGAGTTACTGTAAAATATAAGGTTAAACTCTATAAGAACGAAGAGGCAAAAGTGAATGGAGAACACCCTTTTGATGGTAAAGGATTCACTACCACTTTAGATATAGGTAATGGTAAAACCCAGTTCAATTTATTGAAACAATGTTATCTTCATCTAAAAACACAAACAGGTTTTACTGATGCAATCGACAGTTAATGATTCTCTATATCCTGAGATTAAAAAAACAAAAGATAACATTTGCATCTTTTGCTGGTCTTATAGGCGTATTGAGTTATGCCGTATTAAAGGAAGGTTCTGCACTTATTGTGGTAATTGCCAAATTGTTAAATAGCAAAAAACCACGCTCCGAGAGTATATGAAGCGGTAAAAGAAATGGACTAAAAAATCAGACCACATCGAACCGTTTTCAGCGACTCAATACCTCGATTGACTAACGATTCACCAAGAGCATTTGGTGGCCTCTATGACGGCTCAGAAGCCCTAAAATCAGCCCTTCTCGACCCCCAAAGACGGGTCAATTATCTGAGAATACAGGCCATTTCAGGAATTAAATCATTAAGAAATAATACCAGATAATTGCCGATAGAGAATTAAAAATATAGGATTTTTTCATTAATTAGAAAATACGAATTTTGACAAAAAAACCCTATATGGCCTCCGAATGTGTTAAGGGTTTTATAGTTTTTACACTATATTTTTCAGACCAAAGAGCATGACACTCTCTGCATTCCCAAATCTTAACACTATTCGGAGAACCAACATAAAAACCTAGAATCCTTCTAGGTATAGTATTTGCTCCACAATAAGAGCATTCTTCTCTAAGGGCCACGGATATCCTGTTCCTGTTCCATTAAGTCTTCCATATATTCTTCAATGGTTTGATTAGATACTTTGTCAGCACCAAACGCAGCAAAGAATAATAGACTTATGGTAAGGACAAAGAGTATCCACAAAATTACTTCAATTGTTGACATCACCAATTCACCTCCAATTCTTTCTCTATTTCTTCTTCCATGGAGAATCCTTTAACTATATTATTCTCCACCCCATGCTTCCACAAGTCATATACTAATTGACAATCTTTCAGACAATATTCTGCTACTTGTGAATAACCACCTTGTTTCCAGATAATAGGTGCATCTGCACTATCCATTGTTTTTGAATCATCTAAAGTATGCTTAACTAAATTATTTAAAGTATATCTTTCACCAGCAGCCTTTGACATTTCTCGGCTAGTATCTAGATATGCTCGTTGATTTAAATATTTTTGAATACAAAAAATATCCATTGCATCTCTTAATACAGGTAAATCAAAACCTGCTATGTTATGCCCTAGTAATTTTCCTCCCTTTTGCAGGTGGTCATCTAAATCAAATTTTAGTTGAGATAAAGGTTTTACTTCTACATTACCTTTATTTAATTCATCTACGGCTTTATCAATATAGATTGTTCCTTTATCTCCATCCCATGTGCATACAGTAGATACTTGAAACATATGTGTATTATCCCACCCACCTATTTCGTGAGCAAAATTCTTTGTTTCAATATCTAATGCTAGCATATTACTCATTTAATTCACTCCTATTTCTGGCAATCAGTACAAAGCCATTTAACAGGCGGTACTCCACAATCAGTCCAACATTCACATTTATTCATTTAATCACCATCGGAATCTCTAGCACTTTCTTCGTCACCAATTTCAATTAATGACCATAAAAATTTCAATAATCCCATTAATCATCACCTTTCCATAATTCTGCAATCTTGCTCTTCTTCTCACCTTCGGGGTCAGGCATAACAATATCGAATCTTCGCTTTAAGAAGGCAACAAGTCTTTCTCCGCTACCTACTGCGATAATTGATGTTAATTCCCAACCATCGTTTCCATATGTGTCTAATGTTTCAACAACAACCTTTGGGCCATTGGATACATCGAACACTAAGTATTTGTTTTCCCACTTCATGTGTTGTCCTCCTGTATTAATCTGACTTCTTTCTTTTTACCAACTGTTTGTTCTTCAAAGTAATCTTCTACCTTTGTATACCATTTATAAATAGTAGCCTGACTTTTCTTGGTTTCTGCTCTCACTTGTCTAAGTAGTTTTGTTTTGTTTACCCATCCATCATTGTTTTCTTTCAATTCTAAATAAGTTTTCTTAAACACGGATAATCCTGCATTTTCTGCAACGCTACGCTTCTCTACTCGCAAGGCTTCATCAAGCCATGATACGAGTGACTTATAGCATTGTCGAATCAAAGAAGACGCTTGAAGCACATGATTTTGCGTTACAACGAATCTCTTAGATTTATCAGCGATACTTGGGGCTTCTGCGACACAACACAAAACTGCTAATTTTTGAATATGTTTCAATATACGATTGATAAATGTCTCCATAGCCTCAAAGACTTCTTGGCGACTATTCGTAATATATTGTTCCATTAACACACACTCTCTTGTTAAAGCATCATTTGCTTCTTTACTAATTCTAATTACTTTAAGTGGGTCACCCTCGACTTCATCGAATCTTTCCTTCACAGTATCATATAGTGTAGCAAAACTCTTTGAGTATTTTAACTTAGGTGCTTCCTTATTTTGAATGGTTCCCCAATCACTGATTAGTCTTCTTCTCATTTCCATTTGTTGATGTTGCGGAACTTCATAAATAAATAATAATAATCTTTGCAACACACCTTTCTCAGCAATTACACTTGTGAGTTGTTTTGGAATATATGTCGTAGCATAAATTGAACGCTTGCATCTACATTCTATTGGGTCATCTCCAAGTTTTAATTTCTTAGATATAATCCATGTTTCTCCATGAAGAGTATTCATGAATGTATTTAGATACACAATAGCATTTTCTTTATGTTGAGATTGTTTAAATATTCCTGAATATTCAAACTCATCCCATATTGCTAAACCATCTCCTTCCAATTGTCCTGGAATTGGAGTATCTACATTAATTCTTCTAGTTTGCCCGTCTTCGTCTACTACTTCTTCTTCTCTCTTTTCAAAAGAGCCAATTAAAGCAGCATCAGTATAATCTGTAATATCAAAGATATTAAAATTAGTTCCATGTTTTTCATTTATAAGTCTAAAGGTTTCTTCAACAATTGGTATATACCAATTAGTTAATGTTGATTTACCTGTTCCTGATGTTTGCAACCAAGCAAATTGTATTCTACAATCATCTATATTAACTCCGCTAGGAATTGCTATCATGTCTTTACATATTTGTCCTAATATTACAAAGAAAGACATTGATGACGGCACATAATTATAATTGGATGCCTTAGTCGCGTCTTCTGTATATTTATCTACAATTGCTGGTAGTTTTGTCCATTCTGATATTTGATTACCAGAGTCATTCTCTATAAAACTGTAAAACAGTTCGTCTTCTCGCTCGATTTCTATATTATTCATACTATTACCTTCTCTTCGCTATTTAGTGTGTCTACTATTCTTTGTGCTATTGTTAATCCTATTCCATCTATATTACATAGTTCTTCTACACTTGTTTCTCCTATTTCCATAACAGAACCATATTCTCTTATTAGTTTCTTAGCCTTTGATTCACTTACTCCTTTTATTGTGCATAACATATTTAGTCTGAGGTCGTCAGTCGTGATTCGCTTAAGAAGTGTGGGGCTTATTACTTTTCTGTTGATGGGTCGCATTTTACATATAGTAGTTATTATTTGCGCCGCCTTCTTAGGGTTTTCAAACCACATTACTTTACAATCTGTGTCTAATGTAATTTTACCTATAGCACCAAAGAATTTATTTTTTAACATTTCTTTGGGTATATTCAATTTAGCATACTTAGGATAATCCATTGCTTCATGTAATGAACCATGAATTATTACATAAGTATGTTCAAAGTGTCTATCCATATTATCTATTTGATTCCATAATCTTTTATTTATTACAGACATTAGAAAATCAGCAGAAGACTTTGCTTCAAAACAAACATCACCAAATACATAATCTCCTATTTCTATCCATTGTTTTTCTGTAGGAATCATCATACGATGTGCTTCTAATTCTACATAGTCATATAACTGTGAATTTTCTCTACTATCAATTACTAATTTATTCATATATTCATCACCAACCACACTCCTTCTAAAATAGCATCCCATTCCCAATGATAACCACATAAAGGAAATATAAGAAACAATCTACAATCTAAATTATTCATTCTCCATACCTCCAACATTTACCTACACAATATCCCTGTGGTATTAATTTATCTTTACAACTAGGAGCATGATAGCCCCCTCTTACAATAAAAGATACATGTTTTCTACTAACGCTTTCATCCCAATCTAACCAAACATTTTCTCTTGATGCTATTGCTTTAAATTCATTAATAATAATTTCAACTATTTCATTCTGTTTTTCAGTAGTTAAATGTCTTTCTCCCATAGCCAATATATCTCTATACCATTGAGCCAAATATACTCTAGCATAATGTCCTGGGTTTTCAACCATTATTGAATTATTCAAACATGGTAATATTGGTAAATCTCCTGGTGGTTTTGGTGGAACTATCTCTACTTCAGATATTTCAATCGGTGCAACAATTTTCCATTTTTTGAGGGTTGACCCATACTTTATAGATTTGTGATTTCCTTTTGTTGCTATATTTAAAATATAATCTAATCCATTATTAATGTCTTCAAAAGATAAAGGAATACAAAAATACGGGCCTTCGCTACTTAAATTCACCGTGTTAGGTATTCTCTTAAGTCTATTAGTTTGAATACCCGTTCTATCAAGTGTATTACAATCTTTAGCCAATTCGGAATAATATTGTTGAATGCTTCTAATATCATTTACTTTTTCCCCATATAAAATAATATGAAATCCCTTTCCACTAAAATACATTTTAAATGCTAAGTCTTCCTTCTCAAATTTATTAGCAATATAACACATGTCATTAAATGAATTCACTAATGGTTCATGGTGAGAATCAAAATCTAAAAACATTCTATCCAATATTATTGAATTATCAACCTTTGCATTTTCAGCATAATGTTCATAATCATATACAGTAGTATAACAATTCATTTTTCCATTGAAAGAATTTACCCAATCAACAAATTCATTCTTGTTTTTCACTATCTGTCTTTTCATTTGCGGCGCGTTCTTTATGTGACTTCCCGCCCAAACTTCTCTTGGAAACTTCATTTTTATTCACCTTAAATTCTACTGTTGCAGTTTCTAATTCTTTCTTAATTGACTCTGCTATTAATTCATATAATTTATCATTAACCATCGCTTGAAATAATTCACCAAAAAGAGTGCTTTTGGTAAATTCATAATCTAAACTCATATCCCATATCAAATTAAGTTTTTCTTTACTATCAAGTTCATCATATACTTTCTCTTGTATTTCTAATATTAGCGTATCTACTTTAGTTATCTCACTAAAACTCCACGCTTTTCTTTTTAACTTATCTTTTACTATTTTCTCTACTATCATAGCCACACATCCTCTTGTGCTTTTTCGCATATAGGATAAAAACTACAATGTTGGCAAGTTTTATAATAATACTTAGCCTCAAAGTTATTATCTTCATATGACTTTATCATACTTACAAATAGTCTCATTAAAGAAGTCATACTTGCTTTCTTTACAGGTTCTACATGTATATGATTTGATTCTGGGTAATACCATCCCCAGTGTGTAATAGGAATATCTCTATCAATTCCTGCAGCATCTAAACTTTCTTGACTAGCATTTTCACAGAGAAATTTATAGAAGGCCATTTCTTTTCTTCTATCTCCTGTTTTCCAATCTGCCCATATTCCTGTCTTTAATTCTATTGGAACATATTTTCCATTATCTAAAAACATTCTGTCAACAATTCCTTGAAGATGAACTACATAATCTCTTCTTAGTAATCCTACTTTTGGCGCAGCATCATGTGGAATTGTTATTTCTGCATCTAACATAACTTCATTAATAACAGGAACATAAGTATCTAATTTTCCTTCATCTCTCGCTTGAACAAATCTTCCTGCTTCAAATGTAGCCATATTTCTATATATGTCTCCATAGTCATCAATAGGATGCAATCCAATATTATATTCAATCAATTCTGAATGAGACATATTCTCTGCCTTAGAAACATCGAATTCGTTAAAGAATTCTTCTCTTGTATTATGAACTATAGTTCCTTTTATCATTGCTTCTGTAGTGTCTTGAGGTAGTCTTTGAATATATGAAAATTCATATTTCTTTGGACACCATTTATATGCACCTATAGAAGAAGATTTTGTTATTTTTAAGATAGGTAAACTATCATCGTCTGCATTCTCTGGATTCCATTGATAAGTATATTCTCTCATTCTTCTTCCTCCATTTGTTTTCTAATCTGTTCTAAATTTAGTTCTGTATTATATCTAAACATTAATTTTATTTTATCCATTCTATTCATTTTACCACCACTCACTTAATCCTCTTTGGTTTCTATCAACATGAATTGCAGATAAATCCCAATTCATTGCTCTATAAATAGGTTCTGCTTTCTTAATTATAGAATCAGCATAGTGCTTATAATCTGGAATATATTGTTTCAATTCTTCCTTAGTTGTTGTAGAAATATACGAGGGTCTTTTATACAAACCTGTTATTGGGTGTAAGTAAGACATTCTACTTGGGTCGTCTTGGACTCTCATATATAAATATGAGTCATCAATTTTCAATGATTTATTTTGGTTATTCCAAATAAGACCTTCTACTCCAGCAGATACTGTTGGAGTTTTTCCATTCAAAGTTAATAGTTCTAATTCTTGACCGCACTTAGAACAAAAATTATTCATGGTTCCTTCTTGACTTATTCTTAATGCGACTACTTCATCACAAGTATATTTCTTTTCACAAGAAGCACACATGTAAGTTAATCTTTCTGGTCTAAATCTTGACCTATTAATAAATAAATCCTTATCTAATTTCCCAGACATAACTTTATTATATTCTTCATTTAACCAATTTGATATTTCTTTTTCAGGAATACTTGAAACCCATTTTTGTAAAATCTCTAATTGAATATTCTTAGCCAAAGGAGTAATGCTTTGTCTTTTTGCAGTAAATCCTGTCATAACAAATTCTTCTTCTTCTAAATATTCTCCGTCTTTCCAAGAAATTAAGCCTGCGTTTCTATTCTTTGTTTTACCTACTCCTAATGAAGAAAAATACTTTTCAAATTCAAGACTCACAGGATGATTTTCTAATCCTAACAAATTAGGAAATTTCTTTCTAACATGATTATTTAATAGGTCTAATGTTTCTTCTGCCTTTTCCATAGGAAGTTGAACATAAATAGAATCTGTGTGTCCATAAACTACTCTCATTGTTGAACCTCCAATCCGCAATAACTACATTTCCCTTCATGGGTAAATTTACCAAATTGACATTTACAATAATTTTTCATGCTTCTATCCCCCAATTAGTTCCTTGCCATGCTCTCTCATGTAAATAATATAATCCAAATTTTGTGACTACTTCTATTCCAATAATACTTGCTGCTACTAATGGTTCCTTAGTAATAAACAATGCTATTAAAAATGTATCTAGCGTTGCTATAATTCTCCATGTTATTGCTTTCATTCCGCTTCTTTGTTTTGTTGAACTCAATTTATATCTCTCCTTAATGCTATCTTTCTTATTCTAGCAATTTCATTTTGCTCATATTGTGATGCTACGCCTAATTTTTTAATCAATCTTTTATAACTATAAGTAGAAATATTATCTGTAACATAACATGTTTTTCCATTCTCTAATTTTATTGGAACTCTATCTTCATAATTACTATATTTTTTTGAGGGTTTAGTAGTACAAGGACTTACCATTACCATTCCTGATTTCTCATTCCATTTTGTGTTGCTTATGATAAGAACGGGTCTAGCCTTCTTAAATTCATGACCACGACTATCTTCTGGAAGAAAGGCTAACCATATGTCTCCTTGATTCATAATAACCCCAACTCTTTTCTTTTCTTTCTTTGTTCTTTAAGATAACATTTACCACATGTTCCTCTAAGTGAATAACAAGATGATTTAGTATTCTTAAAACTAATTTCTTCATCGCAAATTCTACACTTAGGCATATTATCCTCTCCATTCTTCATTATTACAAGCATAACACTTATACACATAATGAAATCTTATCATATTCTTTCCGCACTTACAAATCATTTCTTTTTCTCTCCATATATTTAATCAACATAAAATCAATTGCACTACCTATATACCACATACCGTATGTTAATGCAAATGATAATATGATTATTTTACCTAATAACACTAAAGTTTCTATCATAGTTCCATCACCTTGAATGCCGCTTCTCTAATTGCTTCTCTAGCACTAGCAGTAATACTTTGGGCTAAATCTACATCAGCCCAACCATATCCTTGAAAACCAACCACACCGTAGAAAGAGGCCATTAATCGCTTTACAGCCATTTGATTAGTATTCCATTTTGAATATTCATACCTACTATGTGCCTTCTTCATATTCTTTTTATATTCATCACGAAGTTCTTTAAGTTCTAAAACTGCTTGAGGTAAAAGACCCAATTTATCTGTTTTATAATATCTATAGTCTTCTTCTATTACTTCACTAAAATCTCTAGGAGTTTTAATATTTACCGCAAACTCAGTAGGTTCTGCTGATTTAGTTTCCCATGATATATTACGAGCAATCATCATAGATGGATATAGCCCCGCAAAATCAAATGCAGCAACACCTAAATGTAATCCAAAGGTTCCCTCTTCTGTTGGGTCATAAATCATTGCCCCTTGAAATTGAGTCTTTTCTCCAGAAACCCCTGTTGGTGCTTTCCACCAAGCATTACGCATGAAATAAATACTAGCCATCATACTAGCATAAAAACACGCATCAAATGGGGCGACTAGTAATCTTTGTAATGCTAAAATAGCATCAGAAGTATAATTCTCTTCATCAAGTCTAACCAATAAATTAACATCAATATAAGCATACTTTAGATATGTCTTAGTATCTTCTAACCAACCCTTTTGAAAGAATTCATTCTTATCAGGAAATTTCTCACTTACTAATTTCTTTTCTCCAAGGACTGTTTCTGCTACAAAATCTAAAGCCAAAGAAGGTAATGTTCCCTTTTGGGCATCATTCCATTGGCGTTCAAATGCAACATCTAAATTTAAACAAATTCTACCTTTGATTGGTTGTTCGATTGGAGAATATCCTTCTACTGCTTTAGATAATTTCAATCCATCAGAATAATACACTCCCTTAACATCATTTATAGGAGACAGTTTTCTTGGGTCTAAACCATTAGCATGAATTCTTTGAATTAACTTAGGCAAATCGAACTTAGAACCAAACCATGAAATCAACATATCGGGGTCGCTTCTAGTAATCTCATTCATAAATGCAATTAACATAGTTTGTTCTGAATCAAATACTTGAACAAGACCTTGGTCTTGCATTTTTGGAAAAGAAGACTTAGTTAATGTTCCATTGTCATACTTTTCTGCGCCATCAGGAAACCATGTATACAAATGATAGAATCTATCATAGTTATCATAAAAAGAAATACAAGTAATTGCTTCATCATGCTCTCCACTTTGCTGCCATTCTAAATCCCAATATACTTTTCTCATTGGATATTCTTCTATTTCAGTCATTTCATCAACCGCATAACGATAATGAAAAGGAACATCTGCTTCAAAAGTTTCATCCCATTCATTTCTAATAGTTTTAGAATATCCTGGTTTTGGTGGATTCCAAGTCACTTTCTTGAGTAATCTACCATCAAGAGATACAGAACCATCTGCTTCATAAAACAAATCTATTTTAAATTTTTGACCGTATTCGCTTATTATTAAAAATTGCTTTTCTGTTGCTGATGCTAAGATGTAGAAATAGGGTCTAAATGAAGTATATGGAATTTGCTTTTCCATTCTTTCTCTAGTTATACTGTCTCTCCATCTTAGCAAAAACATATTATTTTTATCTATAGCATTTATTATCATGTTATTCTCCTCTAATATATGGTGCTACAATTAACTTTCTATCTGGCCCAATTAATAATAATGGCGCATCATTCATAAGGAATACCCAAATTGGGCCTTTACAGAATTTGTCCAATGGAGCAGAAAATTCTATTCTAACAGGCTCTCCATTAAAAGCAGAAAGCGCAACCTTAGTCGAATAGGATTCTGTTCGGGCAAAGTTAGTGGAAAAAATATTTAATTCATCAGTTCCATCATAATCTAAAACATATGCAGAAGTTCCTATCACAGAACATTCCTTAATTGCTTTAGCAAGTTCTTTACCATCTTCTAACATAAGCATAGTATCAAAGGTAGTAGAACTAAATTTCGCTTTTTGTCCATCCATTGTAGCCGTCATTAATTTTGCTATTCCCTTGATTCCTGAATGCTCAATACTCAAAGGCATTTTTATCATACTAGAACCAAAGATTTTAAGCAAGCCAGAATCCACCGTCATAGTGACGGCTTCATCTTGCATTGCTTTTAGATATTTAATTGCCTTCTCAGCATCAAAGAAAATCCATTCACTATCTTTAACAGATTCAATTCCTGTTTCACAGTTTACAGATACCATTGTAGCAATTGTATGATTAGCATTAGCCAATACAACTTGTTGGTTCTTAATTAGACACGCAACATTTTCATCTATTATATCTATTTTAGATTTAGCCGCGCCTCTATATCTTCCTTTTAGTAATACATCTTCTATTGCATTACATAATTCTTTTCTATTAATTACTATTTGCATCTTCATATTCTCCTAATTCTTGTGTTAGTTTCATAAGTTCATTAAGTTCTTTCTTTGCTTGCTTATCTTCTTCTATTCTTGTTATCCATCTATTATTACATAGGGATTGTCCAACGCGTTTTTTGGGGCGACAAAATAAAATTGGTAACTTTCCACTTTCATATTCTTTAGGGTTGGAATATCGACCACCAAGATTGTTCTTGGTAGACTTAATTAACTTAAAGCAATATATACATCTAGGTCTGACTCTTTTGGCCATAAGAAATTTAATCCAACTTTCTCTAACTAAATTCCAATCACCATTACATGCTTTAGTCATTCCCTTTAAGAACTCTACTCCAGTAATACGATTACTATTAATTTGTTGCATTAAAGAACTTAATTCTCTATAATCAGCATTTCCATAGGATTTCATATTTTACCCTCTCGTAATTCAGAAATACCATTCCAAACTACATTAGGAGGTCGGCCTTCACGAACAACCCAAGTTGTTCCTACAAGATTGCCGTTAGTTCGACTACCAATTAATTTAGCATGGTATTGTGTTTCGCCCTTAACACTCTTTCTATCACATCTAATTTCTTGCTCTAGTTTTCCTCCCCAATTTTTCCATATTGGAGAATATCCAACTACATTACCATCTAAGTAATCTTCTGATTTGTGAGTAATATAAATTACATCACAATCCAAAGAATAAATTGACTCCATTAAAAAGAAGAAAGTTTTATTTCTTTCTCCATATTGCCAAGGCATTAATTTAGCCACCTTTGTTGGGTCAGGATTAACCTTCAACAAACAAGATTCATGCCAAGTATCTACTCCATCAAATACAAATATAGGTTTTTCTCCTTCCTGAATTTTTTGTCGCACATAGTTAACAAACATTAGAGATTCTTTTTCAGACTTATTAATGTCTATGATATTTCTTTTGTCTCTAGTAATAGGACAATGAATCTTTATTCTATCAGTTGAATCATGGTGTTCTCTCCATGTAGATTCAACTCCTCTATCCCAATCAAGAACATAAATAGGTCTATCAGGAAAATCAAGAGATAGTCCTGTTTTTCCTGTTTTCGGGTCGCCCCAAATACCTAACACTAATCTTTTAGATTTTGATTCTTTCTTCTTTAAGAATTTTTGAGCATACGCTTTATTCCATTCTTCTTGTTCTTTACCAAAATCAATTTCTTCTGTCTTTTCTATTTCTTTCTTTGATACCGCTTTACCGCTTACTTCAGTAGTCCAACTCATATTCATCACCAATTTTCAAATTTACATCTTTTCCATTCCAGACATCTATAATGTCTCTTAGTTCATCTTCATCAACTTTAATTCTTATTTCTTTACCTGAAGGGAGATGGAACTTAACCCAATACTCCCCAGTTTCTTCATTTTTACGCCAAGTAATAAATTCAATATCATTCATTGATACTGCATAACTTGACCCATGTAATAATCTATTTTCTATAGTATACATAATATCACCTTTTGGGGGCTTTTCACCCCGCTTGGCAGATTCTCTCCGGTTCTCTGCTGAACCCGAATAGGAGGATACACCAACTCCTTGGAGTATTAAAACCAATCAAGGTCTTCTTCTTCTACTTCAAACGGTTCAACAACTGTTCCTCTGTTTTCAACAATAAGAACACCGCTAACATTTAGAGTTGCATCTCCAACTGTTCCGTCATCATTTCTTCCTTGTGAGGTTCTTCCCACAACGATAATACTAGAACCAATACCAAACTCAATATCAATATGGCTTGGGAACCAACAAGTTGTTCCAGCCCATGAACCGCCTTCATAATCAAAGTCGGAGTTTAGGTCAGTAATAGTCACTCTTCTAGTTCCAAATTTATTTGGTGTCATATTAACGCTAGATACTGAACCATCAGTCACAACAAATCTTTCTGCATATGGCTTTGCTTGAGAATTAGCGTGTGCTCTATCTAAATCAATTAACTGAGATAGATGTTCTCCAGCAAGGTCACCCAAATATTCTCGATATGTTTCAGAAGAAGTTTCAGTATCTAATACTTCTAAACTCTCAAGAGTTCCTTCCTTAAATCCATAGATTCTATTTGTGTTATTTTGGTCTCTAATTACTTGCATTGAAATGCTAGTAAATGTCTTTGGGTTAAAGGACTTAGATGCCTCTCCTTTGTAGGAGAAATAATACAATCCTGTTTCACCATCAACATCACCAATAAATACACCAGCCATTCTATATTGTTCGTGAGGTAAAGGCTTACCGTGATTAGGGTTGCTTCTTTCACCATATGCCTTTATGTTATCCAAAGGAATAATCCATTCGCCTTCTTCGATTTCAAAATTATTCTTTGGCAATTCCTTAACTTCTCTTGTTTGTTCTTCACCTTCATACATACGAGAAACAGAATAACCATCCATAGTTACTTCTGCTTTTGCTACTCGGCCTAATGAATAGGTTGTGTCCGAATCTCTCATATATTCATTCTTAATTCTTTCATTTTGCATTGCAGCCATATCTCTCGCCGCATCTAATGATATAAAGAAGCCGTGTGCATCCTTTACTAAAGAATTAGCATTATTACTTTCTGGCTTAGGAGCATCTGCATATGCTCTTGTTCCACTAAACCATTGACGGAAAAGGCTTAGAGCCAATTTCCAATCATCATCTGTGAGGTCATTTGTCTCACAAATGCTTTCATACTTATTCTTTACTTCTTCTATATCCATATCCAGCAATCTTGCTGCGTCTGCTATTTCTTGTTCTATTTTTTCATTACTCATTTGTTTCACCTTCTGTGAATTGCATACCAAACTCAGTTAGTTTGGATTGTCTTGTTTGTTCTTTTTCAGAACGGGGATAAAATATATTATCCCAAGTAAGCATTTCTGCTTCATTCATAATTGTAGTGAAAATTGTTCCACTAATCATATGTATTTCAACATTATATGTCTGTGCTCTTATTAAGCCACCACTTTTGGTTTCTACAGAATATGCTGATACATCTTCTATATTGAGGCTCGTTAAACGGCCTAATTCTCCTGTTCTTAATCTAAAATATTTCATTTTAATTTCTTCCTTTTTTTCTTAAATTCTTTCATTCTCTTTCTATATTCTTCCCATGTTTGGCTCATCTATTATCTCCTTCTCCTTTTAACACATTTCTATTTTTTCTGTCTTGGAGTTTCTCTATATTCATATTTGCTATGTCTTCTAATGATAGATGAAGGTCAGAAGCAAGATTTGCTAAATACCATAATACATCTCCTATTTCCTTTTCCAGTTCCTCTATCTTTTCTTCATCAGATAAAGTATAATCACCGCGAAGATACTTCTTAATTTTCTCACAAACTTCACCACTTTCACCTGCTAACCCTAATGCCGGATAAATTATAGAATGTTCTCTAGGATAAATTGCAGTATTTCTAACCAATGCTTGATAAATATTCATCTGCATTTACTTATCCCCCTTTACTTTATCCCAATGTTTCTGCTCATAATACAATTCTATTACTCCTTCAACAGTTAAACATAGACCTGCTAACGCCCAAAAGAAATCGGAGTCAATATTAGTATATCCTAAGACATTACCCATTGGAATTACTGTTAATAGTAATCCTGTAAATACTATCCATTCATATCTGAATATTGCTTTTTTCGCATCAAGGCTATCTATCTTTCCATCATTGTTTACATCTAAAAACTTTAATATTTTTTCTAACATTATATCATCTGTCCTATCATCCATGAGGCTAATACTTTAGGAGTCATATTACTACTTCTCCATTCAGCCTCTCCTATTACTCTAAGTAATTTAAATTTCATTCCGCTATCTAATTCTCTTTTAATGACTACATCATGTAGAGATTCACATACATTTTTTATATCTACCGATAAGTATATCATTTCATGCAACTTTGAGAGAGCCAATTCGTATTGTTTATTGAGAATACTATCTAACAATTCATTGTAAGGTTCTTGCATTCTTTCTATTTGTATTGATAATGGAGTATTACTGCTAACTGAAGCCTGTAGTTCAGTAATTGCTCTACGCATATCTCCCTGCACACTACCTATAAACGCATCGAACTGTTCTGATTCAAAATCTGTTATGCCTTCTAATTTCATTATTCTTTCTAATACCCACTTAATCTGGTCATTAGTTAATCTCTTAAATTGATAGTTTGCACATCTAGATTGTAAAGGATATATGATTTTACTTCTATGATTACATGTAATAATAAATCTGACATTACCACTATATCTTTCCATAATACGCTTCAAAGCATTTTGGGCATCTGAGGTCATACCATCCATTTCATCAAGCAATATGATTTTATGGGGTACATTACCTTCTTTCATTGTTGTTGCTATATCTTTAATGGTGGTTCTAACTACATCTAATCTTCTATCATCTGATGCATTTATTTCGTGGAAATTAAATCCTTTAGTTTCACCTAATATCATATTGGCTAATACACCTGCTGCAGCAGTTTTACCTACTCCTGCGGGGCCATACAATAATAAATTAGGCATTCCTTCTTTCCAATGTTTTGCGTCTTCAATAAAATTATTCTGTCCCATTATATCTTGTAATTCTTTTGGTCTATACTTCTCTGTCCATAACATTTTTCTTTCTCCATAAATTATATCCATTCTTTTTGTGAGGCATCAATTTAATATCTGGATGTTTTCTACAAAATATAGAAATATTAACTGTACTAAAATGTTGCAGTTTAATCGTTACCCCGTTTCTATTTTTCATCCCTTTATCTTCCCAAGAATATCTAAGGAAATTCATCATATCATTACTTGTGAAATCTCTTGGCATAAAATCTAAAACATATTCTAATTGTTTCCACTTTCTTGAGTTGGTGTTTGATAACCAAGGTCTGCTCATATTACCATTCCTCCAATCCTTTGAGTTTAGGTTGTTTCTTTCTTATCTTTCTTTTCTTTTCCCCAAGATTTAACATTCTTCTTTCTGTATGATTAACTTTTCTTTTAACATATTCAGCAAAGTCTTCGTCTTCTAAAAGTTGTTCTAGAAGATAAGACTCATTAGATTTAAGTCCTACTCTTCTACAAATAGAAGGCATCTTAGAATATGCTCTTCTTGAAGGCACTACTACCTTTCTTGAGATTTTGCCGTTATGTGCATATGCTAACAATTCATAGAAATAATCTTGAGACCATTTTCTTTTAACTTTAGAATCAATATATGCTATCTTATTAGGATGCATATTCATAACTAACCATGAGAGAAATTGTTCATCATATGGCTTATTTAATTTGAGTTTAGTTAAAACTGAATCTCTATCATAATTCTTCAAATAATCATGTAGCATCTCAAATATATTAATATCGTAATCAACGGGAGAGTCTGCATTTGCAGCGCGTTCCCCATTCAGACGAAGCAAATAGTTAGTCGTTCCTGCTCTCTTTAATTTACAAAGATTAAAGATACGCTTCGGAACATCCTTTTGATTCAAAGAAGTCAATATTACTTTACCTCTAAATTGTAGAAGAGTATCTACAATTAAATCTACATTAGGTTTGTAATTAACTTCTTCAATAAGAATACCTGTGGTTGGAGGAATACTAAAATTATCCTCTATATCATATTCATCTGCATATCTAACTATGTAGTCATCACCAAGAAGTTCTAACGCCTTCGTTGTTTTTCCTGTTCCTGGTTTTCCCACTATTAATATTGGTTTATTTATATATTGATTTGTTATCATAATCTTTCCTCATGGGTTTTATTGTCATTATATCTTTATATTTTGCAAGGCACTTAGGGCATTCTATAGATAAGAAAAATACTTTACATTCATTTTCTACACTTATACATGATTGAAAAACAACTTGTAGAAATCCACATTCTTTACAGCCTTCTTTTAATGTTCTATGGGTTTCATTCTCTAATATCCGAATATCATCAGCATCAGGTAATTCCCAATCAGGTAGCATTATAATTCACCCTTGATTTCTAATATTTTATCTAAGCCTTCAAGTGTATGGTGTTCTCCAGAATCTATAATCTTAATTACTTCTTTGAAACTAGGCCAAACATCTTTTGCGTCAGGTAAATTATCTGGAACTAAATTACACAATTTCCATAGATTAACTATACCACCAATACTCAAGATTGGTCTTGGTCTGCTCTTGTGTTCCTTCTCTTTATAGTTTCCGCTAATTCCTTTTTGTTCTAGGGTTCTATGTAGCCCTAATATAAAATCTTCACTCCCACGAAAATTAACTCTTACTCTTACTCTATACCCAATATTTGTATTATTGGCTCTTGATACATGTATCTCTGGCTTAGCCATTGATAACAATATTCCTGTCAGTTGTCCATTATTAAACATTAATATCTACCTCTTCTACACTAATAAATTCATTCTTTGCTCTTAATTGCTTAAGACCTTCTGAAATAAAATCTATCCATTCTTCATCTATCCCATCTTCAGCATGTGTTTCTTCACCAAAAGGAAATACAAATTTAAATAACCATCCTCTTTGTGTATCTAATGCTCTGGCTTTTTCTTCATCTATTTCTTCTGCTAATATCTTAACTGGATTAGCAAATATTTCTACACCCGCCTGTAATACTTCTAAATCTCTAGCACCCGGTTGTCCATAAAACATAAACGAAAAGACTTTTACTTTAGGCCAATATCTTAATACCTGTTCTAGCGTCATATCATAACTCATTGATTACCTCTCTCCTTTAGATATTGTTTGTAATCTTTAGCCCATTCTCTATTATCTTCCCAATAACCTGATTGATTTCCTAAATCAGTATTTGGAGGCCAATGAGCCGCAGTTATTCTTTCATCGCCTCTCATTCTAGCATTATCTTCTGCTTCTAAGGCCGCATTACTAACTAAAGTTTCCAACCATTCAGCAACATAATAAGCCAAATCGTGAGATGTAGGTAAATCCACTTCTTCTTTAATGAGTTTCATAAAGTGAAAACGAGTCATACGCTTTCTATTGACGGGTGGGGGATTTGGAACAATTAAGTTTCCTTTTTCATCGAGATACGGAACCAATTTTGCATCCATCTTTCTGAATCTGCCCCTAGTTTCATCCCCAACCTTCTTCAAATACGCCACGCCATGCTCTATTTTAATACACATATAAGGTAGATGTTCTAATAGGGTCATTTTACCCTCTTCTATCACTTATATCATCTCCATGAGGTTATCCAGCGTATCAATATCGGCAGGGTATTTGTCGCGTCTAATTCTCACGCATCGAGGGAATCTAAGTCCAATGTTCCCATCAGCGTCATTAGTCACCAAATCACAAGTCACTTCTAAAACTACGCGAGGCAAGAAATAGTAAGTATCTCCTTCATAATAATCTACATTCTTTCTAAGTTCTAAAGTCAACGAATCTAAATCCATGTCAGAAAAGCCTGTTCCGACTTTACCAACACTAACATATTTATCACCATCTTTTACTGAGATACCATAGGTTCCATATACATTGCCTCTTTTGCCTTCACCATACTTTGCAGATGTAATTACTACATCAACAGAGATACGAGGAGGTTTATATTTTAACCATCCTTTACTTCTCTTTCCAGGTTGATAGGCCATATCAGAATCTTTAATCATAATTCCTTCAAATCCTCTATCAATTGCTATGTTATATGCTGATTGAATTGTGCCGTTATCAAATCGTTCTGCTCGAAAGTCAGGATAAACTGCACTATCTAAATACTCTACTCTTGTTGATAGTGGTTCATCTAATACTTCTGTTTCATTCCATTTTAATACATCAAATACTACCATGTATACAGGGCATTCTTCTACTGCTTTAGCCTTATCCTTTTTGTGAACTCTTTTACCTAACAATTTATGCTCGGCAGGAGAACCGTCTGGATTAACAGGATAGATTTCTGTATCATAAACACCACTAACCTTAAAAACTTCATCGTTTAAAATCAATTCAACAATATCAGGATATTGCTCGGTCACAATTTTACCCTTTCTGTTGAAGATAATTACATTATTCTTTACATCATCCCAATGAATTTGGTATCTATTCCCATCATATTTAATATCAACAATATAATTAGTTGGTCTTTCTTTACCCTTTCGGGCCTTAGCCAACATAGGATTAACAAATTGACCATGCGTTAATTTACATTCAGGCGGAACTCCCATTTCTAAAGAACCACATATTTCTGATGCAGAATTATAATCATAATACTTTTCAATATTACTATCACGGTAATATAATTTCATTGCCTTTAGTGGAACCTTATTGTTCACTCCATTTCTTGGTTTATGTAGCCAATATCTAAGGAACCATTTCTTTTCTCTAGCACTCATTTTGTTAAGTGATTCAGAAAATAAAGTATAAGCATCACTATTTAATCTGCTACAGTCTAATCGAAGTAATGATAAAAATTCAAGTAAAGTAATATCAGAATCTTTTTCATTTCCTGCATCTAACTCCTTGACTCCTTCTCCAATATCTCCCCATATACTTGTATAGGTTTCTATCTCATCATCAAATACACCAAGAGCATTAGCAATCCATGTTGTTGCTCTTTTACTACCAATATTATTAATAGGATATTCTTGAGATAAAATTAAAATGAGTGATTCTCTACTATCAAATGTAGACATAGATTCAGATATTGTTTTAGCCTTCATCGTGGGCGTTTGGTTTTCTAAAACCTCACACATACGAGCAAACTTTGCTAGAGTCATTATGAACTCTCCATTATCTTTTTCATCATTTCTTCTGCTTTATTCTTCTTGAAATCTCGCAAACATTTAACTACACAAGGAAAGCAAAAACTTTCACTAAATGGTATATCTTTATTATCTATGGTTAATAGTTGTTCTTTATCTTTATTACATCTAAAACATTTCATATTTATTCCTCTTCTGTTCTCATATTATCTCTTCCAAACATAACATTAATAAATGCTTCTTTGACATTCCCAGAAGAGATTTTTCTTTCGTTGTTGTTTGCATATATATATGCAGTTTCTTTAGATAATCTTTCTAAAAAGATTTCTACACAATTAGCCATTGTCATATATACTTCTGGCTTAACGAATGTTCCTTCATCAAGTTCATTCTTCAATTTCATCTTCATTAAATTCTTGCTTATCTTCATTTTTATCACCAATTATTTTAGTAAGTGCTCGATGTAATATCTTTGCTTCATCCATATTACATCTAAACCCTTTACCTGTGGGTTTACCATTATCCCACCATCTTATATCTAAGACATCTGTTTTCCAAAATACTAGAGTTTTTATTATCGCTTCTTTATTCGCATCTCTAGGTATTCTAGCCCATATTTTTTCTTCATCTGTCATATTCTAACTCCTTCCTAAATAAATCTAATTCTTTAGAATTATAGAAGTATTTAGGCGGAGCGAATTCATCAAGCCTATTTGCTATCCAAACCGCCCCACCTAAACTACTTACTTGGACAATTTCATATTGCCCAATTTGCCCATCAATAACTTCTTTCGTTTCTATTTCTGGGACTAAACCATATAGTTTAGTTAATTCAGAACTAACGGCACTCATATTATCTGCAACATATTTGATAATGTGTGCTCGTTGAATTGGAATCTTAGCAGCAACTGTTATGTTTATTTTACCTGTAAACTCACAGGCTACGCAACCATTACCTCTTTTGCCTTCTTCTACACTACAAACAGGGCAGGGTATTTCAGCAGGTAATGGTGCTGGAAACTTAACAGTTATCTGTTTGCTCATCTTCCATTCACCGTTCTGTAAATTACTGTATAATTAACAGTAATATCATATGGGAAAGTAGGGAAATATACTTCTGCCGTTCCATAATTTGGCGCAGTTCCACTACTAAACAACATCCCATTTTGGCTAATATAGCCATCGTTCTCAAAGGTGTAATTATTGAATATTACAGTATTATTTACTATCTCAAAACTTAAATGAGTAGCAGTATAATTAAAACTAGAGACCTCCAACCATGTTGTATTAGTTCCTAATACTATTGTTTCATAGGTTGAATTGTTTTCATCTCCAACTATAATTGTAAACACACTATTAAGTGTTGTCCATTCATTTATTACTTCTTCATCATCACCAATAATAGGTGGTTCGGGTATAGCGTCAGCACAACCCGCCATTAAACTTGCTACTATTAATAGCACCATTGTCTTATTTACTTGCATTGTTTTTCCTCCAATCTACAATTCTTTATGTGTTCTCTCCAAGGAATAATTTCATCATGAATACTCATTCTTCTTCATCCTCTTTAACCCACATAAATTGACTAAATTCTTGAAAGTGTTCACCGTTTGGCCCCACTCTAAAGAATATAGACATTTCTTCATTGTTACCAATGACTGTTGCCTTATCTAAGTATCGTTCCCACATACCAATTGTTCTTAAATCCGTTCCACTAAAATAAGCAGAACCAAATGGATGAGTGTGAATCCACTCTTTCAAAGGAAGTTTCATTCCTGGTAATTGGTCTTCTTGACCTTCAAAAGATACAAAACCAGGAGTTCCGACACTAATGAATAATTTATCATTATTATCAATTACTACTTGAACTTCTCTCGGTTTATCAAAGGCTTCTTGAGACATTTCCCAAATCTTAGAATGGAAAAATATATTCCAATCATGCCCATAAGATTCTTCAATTTGTTCTTTCCAGTCATCTATCTTAATTTGCATTTCGCTATCACCCATCATTGTATTGACCACCAATATCCAATTATCATTGCACCTATTAATACACAGGTAGTAATTACCCAATCAACTTTTGATGCCATTTCTGTTTCAGGAAAAGGTTCGCTCTGATAAGGTATATCTTCTACGATATCATCTTCAATAATATCAAAGATTGTTTCTGGCCACTTTTGACCTGTATGACTTCGATATTTACTTCTAACTGAGGGAACTGTTCTATTTTCCCATCCTGTCGCTATCATCTTCTCAGATGTTTCTTCTAAGGAAAAGCCCTTTTCAGCACACATTTCCATATATTCTACTTGTTCTTCTGTCCATTTACTCATATAGTTCACCTTTCAATTTATTTATTTTTGCTCTTATTTTTGCATTTCTTTTTGCTTGTTTTCTTTCCTTTCTGTTTTTAAGGAATATGTATAGTTTATCCAGCCATGTTAATTTAGTTTCGCCAGGGATAATTTTCACGATTGAATTATTTATCAACGCTGTATGTAAATCAGGGTTATACTTTCTTAATCTAGCAAGACGGGTATGACAGCCTTTAACTGACCTACCTAAGTGGTTTGCTACTTTAGTTTGAACTTCTTCATCGGCTGTCCATTGAGCCACTAAATACTGTTCATCTGCTGTTGTCCATGATTTACCAGAATTTCTGGGTCTTGGCATATTTGACTTTAATGAGAAACTTGCTGCTTCATGGCCTTCTACTATAGTACCATCTACTTCGGTTTCTTCTTCTAATTCATCAAAGTTAATTATTCCTTCACCATCTAGTGGATTAAATTTAATACCCACAGGAATACCTGTAGTTCTATTCTTTCTAGTTAATCCGTATTCTTTTAGGATTAAATGTTTTTGTCCATGAACTGCACTCGCAGTTCGCTTATTATCGAATTTTTCATTTAGTAGTTTTACTACTTCATGAACATCCATTCCTTCTTCTAAAGCAAGATTCATCATGTAATCTTTTTCTTTCTTAGTCCATCTTACAGTCATATATTAATCACCATTTTGTCTTTAATTTGTTCCCCATTATTCCATCTTTGCACCCATTGCGCTCCAATCCCTGCTATTGCAACATGAGTGAAATGTAAGTCTTTCTTATCTAATGTATCATTAAATGCTTCACCTTGACAAGAGAATGAACCTTCTGGCCCACTTAGAAAGGTATCACATAGTTTTGGGTCAGCCAAATAACTAATCAAAGCACCATTTCTCCCTTGCGCTCTTAAGTCAAGCCATTGCGCTTTACAGTTAGATTGAAAGCCTTGCCTATAAACAAGTCGTCTCACATCTAAATTGTCGGCGCAACAAATAATTAAATCATACCCATTAAGTTGTTTGTCAGTGAGAATGGGATAAGGCAATCTCGTACAAGGATAAGACAATTCCAAACTATTGACCTTTGCTGCACCTAATTGATGCATTCCAAAGTTCTGATACGATACATTCTTTTCCTCTACAATATCTGGGTCTGCTATTGTAATATCATAGTTATCCGTCTTTAATAGTAAAGGGGTTAAATAACTACCTATACCACCTACTCCTATAATCAAGATTCTGCGCATCCGCAATCCTCTCCTGTACAACCCTTTAAACTCATAAACATATTATACCAATACATTGCTGGTTTTTCTGGGTATCTTTCTAAATCTTCCATTTCTTTCGCCATTTTCATATACATTTCTTTTACTTGTCTATCCATATCTTACACCTGCTATAAATTGTTCTATTCTCATTCTCTTCAATTCTTTTTTGTTTGTATTTAAAATACCATATAGTTTTCTCATATTATCTCTTAGTCCTATTTCAGAGCATCCACAACTAGATGCTATTTCTGATTGAGTGTATTCTGGCCACCCGCCTCTTGTTCTCAATAAGCAAGTTATCCAGAATGATGCCGCTAAATGATTTTTAGAAAAATGCATATTTCTTTCAGTCACTTGAGTATAAACATATTCTGCTATAGTTCTAGTATCAGAAACAAATTCTCTTTCTCTAGTTTTTGTTCTGAATACATTAGACTGTTTTAATAAATCAACAGTTGCTTTTTCAATCATATTAGGTAAAGAATTCTGATGTAATAACCAAGGCTTCTTTAATTCTCTAGCAAAATATCTCGCTGCTTTTGATACAGATTGAGGGTTTTCACCATTATTCTTAGCAAGTTCTTGCAATGAAACAGATATACCATTTTCTTTTAGGACTAAGAAAACTATTGCGGTTGCTCTAGTTCCTACTGTCCATCTGTAGGTATGTCTATCCTTAAAGAATGTTTTATAATAACTATAGGTTCTTTCCTTTAGATTATTATTAGGTAGCCATGGAGACAAAATCATATTACATTCTAGAATACCTTTACCCATATTCTTTATAGATTTATCTTGAAGCCAAGATTGATTTCTTCTTAGTCTAGAAACTAATTTCTTATTCATAGAAGAATCTACTGTTTGACCCATAATTGAACCCAATTCTCCTCTATCTCCTGAGCGAATAATTAATTCACCATTTTCCATAGATACATTACTTACAGTTTCTTCAAATAAATGAGAAACCATTACATATCCACAGTCGGAACAAACTCTTTCACCTAACTTATCATCAATATAGTTAGATTCACTTTTACATAAATCACATATCATCATGTTATCACAGCCCAAGGAGCATCTTTATCTAAATTATCGAAATCATCAAATCTAGATTCTATTCTTCCTTCTCTAACAGGTTTAGGAATATATTTTGCTATAGTATATACTAACTTCAATGTTACATCATCATTTAATAGAGCCAATGCTCTTGCAGCATATTGGTCTCCAACACTAGAGTTATCATGGATATTATCAATACAAATTGGCCCTCTTAGATTCCCATTATAGAATGTATTTTTTAGGTTATGTCTATTTCTAGGAACATATTCATTCCCTTCAACATGATTTTCTGCAAGTTCTAATTCATAAGATTCTGAAGTAATAAATGCATAGGTCTTAACCTTTTGAATAGCAGTTTTATATGTAGAATCAATAATTACCCAATCACATAGTTTTCCTCTAATACACATAATCGTGTTCTTTTCAAACTCAAAGAGTTTAATTCTGTTTGGGTATTTAACCGTTAGACTTTGCATTAATTCTCTTGCTCTATTCTCGACTAACTCTTGTGTTCTATTTTGAGACAAGAATTCCATCATTAGTTTCTCTTGAGATTCTGATGGAGGCTTCCCCATTAATATTGTCCATATTTTCTTAGGAGATTTATACGCCCACTTCTTCGCTCTAGAATGACCATGATAAAAATAGTTAATGAATACATCTAAATCTTTAATTGATATTGGTGCCCAAACTCCATCTGATATTTCTAATGCGCATTCTTCTGCACTAATCATTTGAGTATTAAGTCTAACTTCTGTCTTCTCAGAATCACCTGGAATGAAAAACCAATAAGGCGTTCTATTTTCTAATGCATAAGATACATTTTCTGGAAGAGTTATCATCTTAAAAACATAATCAGTTAAAACTAATCCATCTTTTTCAAAACAAGAACGATACACTCCTCTTGAAAGAGCAATCATCAAGTTTCTTTTTGTCATTCTATTTCCTAATAGATTATAGTATGGGTTAGTTTTGTTTATGATAAATGTTGCCGGAGTTCCGTCTTCAAACGGAGAATTAATAAACTTGAATTTTACAGAGAATTCTTTTGGTGCAGCAGAATAACTTCTACTTCCCCAACCCAAGTTATTTTGTAATTCTTTCTTAATTGAAAGAATCATTGGTTCTCCTTTAGTAGCCTGTCTACTTAGTTTAATTGGCCAGACTAATGTTCTATTAATATTTGATAAACTTCTTATTTGATATGTAGACTCAATATTAACTAATGTACTATAATATGTATCTCTTTCGTCATCTGCAGTATGGATTCTTATTTCTACTTCATAGGAATAAATATAATCATTCATTCCTCTTCCCCCAAGCCTAAAGTTTTTCTCAAATATTCAGGATTAACTCCATCCATATAAATATGGACAATTATTGCTGCTTTAGGCAATCTATAAAAATTAGCCCAAGACATAATCTCTCCTTCAATTTTAGGTCGCTTTAATCCTAAAGGCTGAGACTTATTATATCCATATCCGTCATTATGCTTAGAAGCATATAGTTTCTTTTCTTTTAGCATATTTCTATAAACTTTAATGAGTTCACTCGTATGCAAATTAGTATAAAGTTCTACATCATTCATTTAAAATTCACCGTCACAAATTCTACTTGTTCATTTCTTTTACTCTGAAATATATCCTGTGTTGTTATATTAAACAGAATTATTTCCTTTCTTTTCTTTTGAGGATTAAATTTAAACTTCCAATAGATATGATGGTCATTCCATTTTGCCCCTTGAGTTGGAACTCTAACCTTTGGCCAGGTTCCATTATAGAATTTTTCTATACTAGAACAATCTTTCAATATTTGTTCATTACTCATATCAGGAAAATACTTTTCCATTCTTTCCATAAACTTCGGAGTCATTACGACCCAAAAGAACTGTTTGCTATTAGGCTTAGTTACTTTATGCTCCTCTGAAGAATAAGTAATATACTTTCTAGCACCACATGCACTACAAACTAAATTACCCCATTCTAACAAAAAATTATCATTTCCACATTTACATTTCATCTTCATTCACTTCCTTATATTTCTCTAAATGGTATAGATTCACCATTTTTTGATGGAACTCTCCATCGTCTATACATTTTCCGCTTACTATAAATAGTCTGCGTAGATAGCGCAGCAACTCTCTAGGAGTTATTACCTCATCTATTGCGTCATCAATGGCTCGTATAGTAGCCGAATGTGCTGACACTTTATCATTATAGATATATCTCTCCCACTCATAAACAGTAGGGAGGACATTCTCTATAGTTTGCACTTCATCTAAGATTGCATCTTTAATGAAGGCAATCTGCTTTGGGGTTTTAATTACATTAAAACTAGATTTCACAAGCACCACCAGCACAGGCAGGGTCATTTCCAAAATCTGTATTATCATCATCTTCATAAACCTGTGATAAATCTACATTAGTTAAAGATTGCATCATCTTTTCATAAGTCTCTTTAGTACATGTTTCAAATGGCGGTTGGTCATATTGTTGCATTTCTGGGAAACAAGACATTCCATTATAGAACCATCTATTTGACCACATCCATTCACCTATTTCATCCCATTGGTCTTCTTTAATATAAACCGTAGCAGAAACATTATGGGTATTTTGACCATCTCTATGGCCAGGATTAACCCAATGAATTGTTGCATTTCTTACTCTTTCTAAGAACATAAAAGCATCTTCGTTTCTATTAGAATCCTTCGCGCTACTTGTGACCGCACCTACGGGTGCTTTTTGTGGTATTTCAATAACTGCACCAGATACTTCATCCCATACATCATCCTTAACTAATTCAGGATGATTAAACTTAAGATAAGTATAAATTGGTTCCATCTTATTTACTCTAATTCTTCTAATATAATGAGGCGCATGCCAAGCATGAATACCTGATGAAGAACCTAATACACAAGATGCTGTTCCTGATGGTTTAATACATGTGACTCTTGAAGCCTCATTAATACCAATTATATTTGCTACTCTAGTATTTTCAGCCTTAGCCTTATGAACAGTTCCTGTTACATCTAATCCTACAGTAGCATTACTAGCAAGTCCTGTCATAGATACACCTAATAAAGCATCCTTTTCAGTTGTTGTCTGCCAAATATCTCTTAAATAATGGAAGTCAGTATAAGACGCTTGTAGTGTTCCTAAGAAAGTTGCCGCTTTAACTCTTGCATCTAAGTCTTCTTGATTCTCAACATTAGAAGCATTTATTTCTGTTAAATTACAAAATTGATAAGGTCTTAAGGCTATCTCACAACAAGGATTGGTTCCCCAATCTTTATCATTTGAGAAATAAACTCCAGGTTCTCCTTGACCTCCTCTTCTAATTCTATCCCATAGCATATCAAAAATAGGCTTCTTAATTTTATGTCGTAGAATAACTGCTGAATTGTTTGCTCTAAATCTCTGTGATTGAGTTTGCTGCCAATCTAATCCTGCTTTACAATTAGTCATTTCTAAATCATCCATACTAAATAATGAAATTAATGCTGCTCTACGAATACCACCTGCTAATACTGCATCTGCAATATGACACATAATATCATGACATTCTAAAGTTGTTAATTGCTCACCATCATTTTTAAGTTGAAGCATACTTTCAATAAGAACAAGACATTTTCTTAATGGTTGAGGGCCAGGGGCTTTTCCACCACTAGTTTTTAATATAGCACCTTTTGGTCTAATATCATCATAAATAAATCTAGGTGTTTGAGTTAATTCGCCTGTATAAGAACGGAATAATTCTTTAACTGCATCAGCCCATCCCATAATAGAATCTTCAATAACTATTTTTCTAGTTCTATTTGGATTAGGTTTACGAATTTCGGGCAACATTCTAACATGATGTTTTTGAACCGAATAACCTACTCCTGTTCCACCTAATAATAAAAACATTGCTTCGTGAAAACACGCTACATCATCTACAGGCATATAAGCACAATTGTAAACACGATTAGGTGATAATTCAATTGGTTTACCTGCAAATTGCATTGAACGCATTGAAGGCAGTATTTTACGAGGTATAACATAGTTAGCATAAATCCCCTTAATCTCTTCAAGGAATTCAGGGTCATGGTCTGCAAATTTCTTTAAATGCATTTCCATATTTCTATTACACACTTCTTCCCAAGTTTCTTTTCTGTTTTCTTCTGGCAACCATTTTGCATATTTCATATATACAGTTATGTCGCTTAATATTTTGTTTGATAGTTCCATTTTCTAGCACCTTACCTGTTTTCTATATGGCATTTCTGATAAATTGGAAAATGCCGAAATCCAATCCCCATTTCTTCTAATAGTCCATTCCTTTTCTACCCTTATTTTCCAATTGGGAAAAGTGGAATAGGCTTCTTCTCCCATTTTTTCATAGAGTTCATTAAAATCTCTATATTCTAATCCATCAAAATCAAAGACTGTGTTACCTTCACAAACTATTACTGCCTTTTTGCTAATTGCTAAGACATAACCAACAGGGTAAAAGTCGGCTCTAATTAGTGCTAAGTCTTGATATGTATTGTAGTTTTGCAGATTCCAACCGAATATTTCAAATATTTTCCCTATCAATTGTTTCTGCGCGTAATTCTCGTTGTCGTCTAAATTCATTCATTCTGCCTCCAATGATGAGAGGAGAGAGCATGGAGGCTATGCTCTCAACCCCTCAAAATTCTGACTATCATTAACGGCTTAATAGCCGCCAACGATAGCAGGTGTTAGGTCAACTGATTCAACAGTATCCCAATTTACATCTGAGATTACTTCTCTAGATGTTAATTCACCGTCAATAAAGACCCAATGTGTAGGATGGTCATTGATTTGCTCAATAACTTCCGTTTGGGTAACTTCAAGTTCTGTATGTCCTGTTTCATTAATTATTGTTAATAACATTCTGTTTCTCACTCCGATTGTCTTAGTTTGTGGAGTCCTCGGCGGGTATTAAACCTTGCGCACGACTCTCAATCAATCTAGATGTTAATAGATTGATAGTTTCTTCATATCTAATTACAAGCATATTCAGTTGGTTTGCCTGATTTACTGCGGCTTGATAGCCAGCAGATAATTGCTGCAATTGTCCTTGCATTTCTGCATTTGCAGAAGAAAGTGCCTCTACTTCCTTCTCCAAATCCTTTTTTGTTTTCTTTTCTTCTGTCATTTTATCCCCACCTTGCAGTTTTTAGCAAAGTAATTTGGTTGCTCGCTTCATCTTTAGTAAGATTATCTAAATCCCCCTCATAGCCTAATTTAACTAAGTAGTTTTTTTGTTTCTCAGTTGCTTCTGCTATTGTTTTTTCTCCATTAAAAATACTATGTAATTTAGCGAGTTGTTTATCTGTTAGAATTGTGCCTCTAATCATCTTAGCCTTCACATCTTTTAAGAAGTTTTCTTCCCAAGAATCTCGACCCTGTTCAGGAATAAACGGATTTACTCCGAAGTATTCACAGGCTTCGATAAAAGCGGGTTCGTGTTGAATGTCCTCAATAGTAGAAACCATTTTTTCTCTTCTTTCTATCTGAGCCTTCTTGATATCCGCTTGTTTTTCATCGTGTTTTTTCAGGGTGTCCATACGAGTCTTCTCAAAATCTAGTTCTTTTTGCACAGCCTTTTCAGCCTGTTCTAACTGAAGATAGAATTTCATTAAATCCATCCATAATGATTGATTAGGAAAACCTCTAGTGTTTATCTGTGCTTTAGGATTTTCAGGATGATTCCATCTCCAAACGATTGAAGCCATCTTATATCCGGTATCACCAAATGAACCTGTTGCTCTCTTTCTAATGAATGTCTTAGGTCTTCTCATTCTTAATGCTGAATCATAATAATATCCATCTTTGCGAACATTAACTCTTAAATCCATATCTTTTACTGCTTCAAACATTTCAATAAAATGGTCGCCGTGAACATTCCACCATGCGTTCTTTTTCAAAGCATGGACTCTAACTTCAATCCACTCATCAATCATTTCATCTGTAATCTGTTCATCATTAAGACCTGTTTCTTCACGAATAGCACGAAGAATTAGATAAGAATTAATGTGGTCTGAACCAACACATTCTCTAACATCAGTTTCAGTATTATGAATCTCAAAATGATATGTAATAGTATGACCACATAAACAATAATATGGATGACCATTAGTATAAGCAGGTGGTGTTGAACCTACTTCATCCCACCATACCTTTCCTGTTGCTATCCATTCATGTTTAGCATCATCATAATTATCTGCTTTAGATAGTGATACCATTCTTTCTTTTAATTTTCTATCCCAACGACCATTAGTTAATGCTCGCTTAGGGCTTATTTCTATATCTGTCATTTTAATCACCATTTACTCTTGGGTTTTTTCTTTTCAAGATAGGCTTGTTTTCTTCTAATAGCCTTTCTTTCAGTTTTACCCTTTCGTCTAATGACTCTTGCTTTTTTACTCTTTGATAATTTCTTCATTTTCTTTCACCTTTTTATTATATCTATTTTCACATTGAATACAAACCCAACATAAAGTTCTACCATTAGCAAATCCTTTAGTAATTCGTTTGCATTTTACATTGCTGCATACCCAAGTCATTCTTCTTCACTACTGAAATCTGATTCTGATACATCAAAATATGTTAAATTATTAACATAGTTTATTATATCTTTTAGACCTGTTGCGACTATTTCGTTTGTAATTACTTTAACTAATGCAGGTGTAGTTTTCACACCATACATATCAAACATATCAGGATTCATTTCATAATAAACCGATTCCCAATTTAATGTCGTATTTCGTAGGAAATTTCGCGCACTTCTACAAGGCACACAATTGTCTGTGCTTAATAAAAGAAACTTCATTCTTCTTCACCTTGCCTTTTCATTATGGAATTAAATTCTCTAGTTAATGCTTTAATCGTGTAATATATTGATGTTACACTCTTATGGTTTTGTTCTTTACCAATTGAATATAAACTATCCATCGTTTCTAATGCTTCAACTGTTAACTTTTCATCAGCATTAAGTTTACTTCTATCTATCCCATAGATTCCCCATTCTGCATCAGTAAATATTCCAGCAACAGACGCACATCTACATCTATTTCCGGCTTCTCCATGACCTCCGGCATTTTTACTATACATTCCGTAATCATTTTCTTTAGTATGCGCATATCTTTCTTTATGAATCATTCTTCCTCTCCCTCTATTCTAATAGAATGATAACACAAATGGGTTATCACATTATTTAGCCATTCTTCATTATTTATATTATAAGACATAAGCAATTCTAATATCTGCTCCATGCCTTCATCTATTCCTTCTTTCTTAATTACTGCTCTTACTATTTCATTTGTTTCCATTATTCCAACTCCTTTGGTTCCATAAAATCTACTGCATCTCTAACTTTTAATCTCCATTCTTCTGCTATTTCTGAATGATTTTCTCTTAAGTATTTCATTAATGCTTCATACATATATTCTGCACCATAATTCATTACGCCTGGTTCTTTAACTCTCATAATCATCCCATTCTTTCAAACATTCTTTGTTCACTAAGATGATTACTCAATAATTCATCTATCTTTTCAAATAGTGATTCAGCGCATCCCCCAATACATTTTCTATATAATCCTAGCCATATAGTATAATGTCTATTAATTACAACTTTAGGCAAATCTGTTTCTGCTTCAATTGTAATCATAATTGGAGGCATATTCTCATCATCTATTATTTTATAAGTTATTTCTCTCTTGGTTACTTCTTCTTGTTTCATTGCACACCATCTCCAATAGTATCCTTTAATCTTTCTTCTTGGTCAAAGGTATTCTTTTGAATCTCAATATCATTCTCTAATGTTTTGAGACGCATTTTGGCCGCATCTACAACCTGTGCTTCTTTTAATATTGTCCACTTAGGTAAAGTCTCAAACTCTACCTTTAGCACTAAATCTCTAGAAATGGATACATGTCCATTATCTGTTTCTAAATTGATATAGGACTGAGCCATTGGTGTATTAAGATAAGACTGAAATCCTTCAGCGATTTCAATAGTATCTAAATAACTTTCTGCTTCTCTATATTTGTCCAAACTATACCAAACTTTCATCTTTGTTCTATTTTCTTTTTTCCAATTCTTCATCTTACTTCTCTCCTTATCGTTCTGTCTTAGCGGCACATATAAACCTAGTGCCTGAGACTTTCAAACCATTTACTAATTATACAATCACATTCTATCGGAATGTATTCAGCAACGGATATTTGTTTCATTATTACTCCATCTACACATTTATCACATTTCATTTTAATCAACCTTCTCCCACCATTCGGGAACATTTGTTTTCCAATTTGCTATATGCTTTTTATCATGTATATAATACATACGATATTTTTCGACAGTAGAAAGATTATCAAAATCTTCTATTTGTCGACATAGCATATTAGGTGCTATTGCTACAGCAAATGGAGTAAGTTGTGTATCGGGTAAATAATCAATTAATTTATTTACCTCGTCTTCTACCTTTTTAAAGGTCAGTTGGCATTTGTGAGTTTTATTATAACGGATAGTATATTCTTCACATAATGCTTTGAAGTGTTCTATAAGCCACATAAGATTCTGTCTAGATTTACCTGCCCATACAGTGCATGGATGTAAAGAATGAGACATACGATATGGGCCATTAAAATTACGCAAAGTCATACAAGCAGAAATCATCTGCAGACTTTCTAATGGCATTTTAACTATATGCTTATCATTCATCATTTGGGCTGCTAATTTAGGGTTTTCATCTAATATAAATATATTCATTATTATCACCTTTGAATGTAATAGAGAAGAATAAGAAGTGTTATGAGGACTCCTTTACCAAAACTAATCTATAAGTGCATAATACCTGAGACCTTGGCGTGAATACTTATTGATTAGACAAGGATAGTTTAATTCTTTTTATCTTGGCAAACTCTACTCAATATAACATTAGAAACACCAATTACGCATACGGCTGCAATGGAACGGGCAATAAGAAAATACCGTATTCTCCCGTCTAATGTTTTGAGTGTAAATGTGGGCCTTTCACCCAACTTGATAGGTTTTCTCCACACTTCCTATTAAGTGATACCTAGGCTGAAAAAAGTTAGTAAAAACCAGCCTTTGGAGTGTATGGTTGCGAGGATGGGATTTGAACCCATGAAGCACTACGCACAGAATCTTAAGTCCTGCTCCTTTGACCAAACTCGGATACCTCGCATTAAAGAGTATAATCACTCTTTCAACTGAACTAGAAGTAATATCAAATAACCAATTAGGTCTTTGATTACATCTTCATCAGATTCAAGAATATCTTTACCCTGCATAAGTCTATTCAACTTATCATCAATTCTAACCTTAATCTGTTCTTGTGCATCAGACTTTGAAAAGATTCTAATTGGTGCAATTGCTGAATCACCATATGCTTCATTCTTCTTTAGAAGGAAATACATAATTGATTTACATTCATTTTCTATTTGTCTTTGAGTGTTAGTCAATCCTTTACTACTTGTATGTAATACAACCTTTGTAGTAGGTTCCTTCTTTGATTTTGTTCCATATACATCATTAAAATCTTCAGCATATTGCTTATACAATTTCTTGTAATCAACTTCTTTCTTAACCTTTTTCTTTCTTCCTGAACCCTTACTTTTATGCTTGTAAGGTAATTCACCTTTCTTTTGAAGTGCGTTTATTTTCATATAACAAGCCGCACTACTTCGCTTCAATTTCTTTGCTATTACTGATACTGATGTTCCTTCATTGAACATTTCAATCAGTGTCTTTATATCTTTGTTTGTCCATTTTTTATTCATTTTAACACCTTTGTTAAATAACTCCATTGGAAGGTAATTCCAGCCCGAACATTCTCATAACTTTCTACTCCCATAAGAATGTTGATTCTGCCCACTTTTCCCCATAAAGGTGGGAACATTCTTACCAATTATCGTTATGATTCTCGTTTCTTACATTTCCAGCCCTCTGAGGGGATGGATGGATGGATGGATGGATGGAGTAGTATATAGATATAAGAATAATAAGAATATAATAAATATATAATATCTTATCACTTATTCCTACTTTTCTGCCTAACTTCTTACCACTTATGTTTCTACCCCAAAGTAGAAACGAGAAACTGGGCAGATTCTAATCACTTTTTGGATGCCATATCAATATTAATATTAATATAGAATATTCAATACTGATATTGATAGTAATATAGAATATTAAATTAATATCTACTGACAAGAATACATGTTACGGCAGTTACTGATTAACATTGTAACTTATTACGCCATTACATAGGTTTCATTCATATATTGATTAGGAATTAATCGCTTTCTTGAAGCAATTGTAGGAATTGACTCTTACAGTATAAGGAGAGTCGTAGACACATATATACTGGCCGCCCTCGCTGATGGCCTGTGCGATATATAACGCAATTCCTTACCATATGGTAAGAATACTTTGTCATTGAATTACCTGAAAAAAGTGGAAAGGCCGAGAACAGGCGATACATCATGTAAATCATGTTGTAAAGTTTTATACGCCCATTCTCGACCCTTCGCGTTAGTCAGCACCGAAAGAACTATTCAGGAGGAAGAATCACTCCTCCTCCGTGTAATCATAATCGCCGCAATCAGCGAGTCCAGCAAGAGAACCATCCCATTCTCCCTCTCGGAAGAGTTCTGTTGCTGCCTTTCGTGCCTTTGTTGCTAGGCTGTTTGCATAATCGTCTGCATCTACATATACAGGCGAACCCTTTGATTTACCATGCTTTCTTAGCAATGGTTGGGAATATTGCTGTGTTTCTGTGAAAAAGGTGTGTGCTGCTGCACGAATCTCATCACAAGCCGAATCTACTACTGCGCGAGCAGCAGCAGGTAAAATACCTTGATTTCCTCTCTTCCAAGGATAACCTGGGTATGGCTTTAACATTCCCTTAATTGAGGTAGTCAAAGACTCTCTCGTTCCTTCATTGTTATTTCCTGTTTCTACTAGCATTCTTGCTAGTGAAACTACATCTGATGGAATGGCCTGAACTTCGCTATCGCCGTCAAGCATTCCATTTACCTTTATTACTACTGAATCCCATTCAATTTGTTCCATAATATCACCTTTGTTGTTTCTTCCTGAGCCTTTCGGGGCTACTATAGGGAGGATATGATACACATATAAAGGGGTCTGAGCAAAGTAGAACCATATGGTAATGAAGTAATTTTAAGGTGGATTCTTGAAGGCTTAGGAAAAACGGGCGTTTTTATTCTCAGCATAGGTAATGAATCCGCACTTGTAGAACAGAGAGTGCTAATTAACATCGGTTATTTTTAACATAAATACTGTCTCACCTTTAGACAGCGTTAATTAACAACCATATGGTCTCATGGCAGCAAGTGTGCCATGAGAATGAAAGTATAGCGATAGCGTACTAAATATGCCTTAAGGTAGTCATTAATGACAAATACGGCTTCGCCTTTATTGGTCATTACCATTCCCTTATGACACCATATGGTAGCATACTTTGTGAAAACTACCTTATAGGTGTCTATAACATATCTAATAACGGTGGGGCAACACCACAAAAAACACAAGGAAAGTGATATTATGGCTGATTACAGTATGGAAGATAGTAAATGGAACGACAGAAAAGCGACTGTCGGGGCTTGGTTTGAAGCAAACCCCGATTTAGCCAAAGAGGAAGATAGAGAAGCCCTTGCAAACGGGTTTTTCCGAATTGGCGACAATTACCCAGAAAACAGAATGAAGTATTGGACTTCGATAACAAGTCTATTCGCTGGACTGAGTAATTCACCATTAGGGCCGGGCCGAGCATCAAACCTCACAGTAGCCCAAAAGTCTCAATTAGACCTATACATCTCTGAGTATGAAGAAGATGCAGTGGCGCAATATGAGTCAAACCCTAAATTGCGAGCAACCGCAAGACAACACGGAAAGTCTGGTGGTATGTTTTACCATCTAATGGAGAATGGAGCGCAAGAATACGCAAAGAGCGAAGCGAAGGCTGAGAGAGCATTCCTCATCAAGGCATTCAATTCCGCCCATAAGGGTGATAACGAGGCTATGTATCTATGGCCTACTATACCGTCAGAAGACGGTGAATCACAGATTCTGGACTTTAATGCTGATGGGTCGCCAAATGTGACCTATGTAGCAATACAGGAGGAGGAGTGATTTAGTGGTTTGTTGCCCCACCACCACCCTTCGGGGTCTTTTTACAAAGTATGACCATATGGAACGGTTACCAAAGGATTTAGGGGTTTAATGCAATTAAATACTCCGTTGCGACTGATAAGGTAGCAATCTTTGGTTATAGTTCCTTAAGGTATGATAAAAATACTTTTTATTCTACCATATGGTCATGCGTTAGCATTATGACCAGACGGGGTGAATTTACGGAAAAGTATTGGATTCATATTATTATTGTAGTTATTACTTTTCAAGTAATCTTTTATTTTATTATTATGTGAATCATATTTTCCTATTACCATATGGTAGAGGGTGTCCTGTGGTATTTTTAGGTTTTTAATGTAATTAAATAATCCGTCTAAAGACGATAGTATTGCAAAATACCTGTGGACACTTCGACCAGATGAGGATGTTAAAAAGAATTTTACACTACCATATGGATGATAGTCCCCGCAGCAACTTAAGGTGTCACTAAGTATCGGAGATACTTACTTATCTCGTATCATGTTCGCTTACTTTATTCAAAACTATATAATATTCATTATTATTATTTAACTAAAGCAACCTCTCATTCTTCTACTTCGTAGTAACTCGAACCATATGGTAATATGACAGATTGGCGCGAAAGTAATCATCAAAGACAATTGATTACTGAGCATGGGCCAATCTAAATTAACCCCAGGTTGTGCTTCTAAACTTCTAATAACCACTCTCTGCTCCGTTGGAGAGTGTCTTCTATTCCTATCGTCATATTTGTATTAGACGCTTAGAACCATATGGTCTGATAATAGGTTGAATCTCTATCAACTCTTTACAGTATCCCAAATGAGGATATTCTTCGTAGAAGCGAAAGACCCGACACTATCGTTCTTCGTAGAGTTAACACTCTTCTTTCACTTCTACTTCAGAATACACCATATGGTTCTATACTATGTGGAAGAACCTCATTAGCGTCTATATCATATCTATTAATGTCGGAGGCATCCGGCACGATGTGGCTGAATAACACCCTTTCTAACGGTGTAAGGCATGATTATTGGGGTTTAGCGACCCACCGAGTCGGCTCGACTAAAGAGAAGGCAGGACAACGACCTTAGCGGGTTAATAATCAGTAGGGGCGAGTTAAGCGATATATTAACCAGTATAAAGTTAGAACTCATGCAACTTATAGGTGAGAGAAATCAAACCCTATCATCACCCTTCGGGGTTTTTTAACAAAGTAGAACCATATGGTGGCAGTGCTGCATTTTAATAGAATATTTAATGTAATTAAATTATGCGTGGCAAAATGATAATTATGCTTCAAATGACAGCATGCCGACCTGAAGGAATAGGGATGTTAAAAAGAATTTTATACTACCATATGGAACAGTGGAGAAACAGGAAGATATGCTTCTGCTTTATGAAGGTTAGTAATTAATGTAATTAATACAATATCTAGCATGTATAATGAGAATGAAATGACTCTGGGCTTCGTATGATAATAGAAGAACAGATTCATGAATGAACTTATATTGCGGTCATAAAGCGGAGCAGAGGCTTCGCTGTTTATCCCTTGTTCCCTACCGCTTTTTACTCCCAAACTGAGGTTACATATAATCTACGAGATATTATCTCTGTTCGTTGCTCATTGCTACCATTCGACACTGCCATTCATACTACTTATCATTGCACTCATTCTGTGTCTCATTATACCATTCGCTTAACGAACCCGTTATTAGAACCATATGGATGATAGTCCTTATGGGGGTTATCCCCCTATCTCCAGCGAGATAGCCGAATTAAATGCAAAAGACTAAAGCCTCAAAGGAATGAAACTCAAGGGTTTCACCTGCCACAATAATCGTGGCAAGTTTCATTTCTTTTACATTTACCACTTCCATATGGTTCTGTGGTTTATTCATAGATAAAAAAGATGAGCAATAAACAACAATGTTTTGGTGCAGCAGCACCAATAATGCTGCATAAAACTTGTTGTGCGAATCAAAACAATTAAAGAATAAATAGGTTGGATAGGGGTGAACCAGAAAACTTGCGGTATCAAGGGGCTTTTCGCTTATTAAAGGTATTCATTTCGCTGCGTATCCTTGCGATAAATACCATTAATTGCTGAATTATAAATAAATTATTAATAGTCGCCTCCTTGCTACCATATGGCAAGGAGATGATAAAAAAAGGCTCTATAGGGTTACTCAACACTTAAGTAATCAATCAATCTTCATCTTCATCGTATAGCATTTTTTTATTACCTCCTGAAAGTCCCTATAGGGTTGCTCTTCCTACTGAAGCAACCATATGGTCATACAGTATATACTCTGACCAAAACCCAATGGGGTATATTACTTGTGATATTGTCTTGTCTTGATGACATATTGACATTATTGCTATTTAGTTACATTATCACATAACCATATGGAAAGAAACATTCTACTGAGGACAAAGAATAATAGGGTGATAAGTAGAAACGATGGAGTTATAATAATAACATGGGTGTAGTGAGATGTTGTCTCTTCCCCTTTGGGGTTTAATATACTAATTACATTATGTATCTTACCATATGGGTGATAATCCCCAGCAGCGGGTCTTTATCGAAACTTACCAATTAAAGTGCACACGCCGTTGTTTAACAACCCCACCTAACCAAGTGCAACTTCCTTGGTAAGTTTCTGACCATATGGTGTTACTTTGCTAAACACCCTATATTAGTGTCGTTTACTTATCTATTAATGGTTGGTGGGTGAGAAAGGTGTTGACTCCTCAATTCCATTCCATAAACGGCTGAATGGTCGTAGGAAATGGCTCTTTGGGTTGTAGTCCTGTTCTCACCCATCACCGCTTGAATCTTGAGGCTCTTTACAAAGTTGAACCATATGGTAGAATACTTTGTCAATGATGCCTCAAGCGAGGACTTATTTCATTATGGGTGCTTTATTAAAGAACCCACATACAGGGCATTTACCGTAGAATTGCAATTCATAAGAGCATACCGTGCATTTACTCACTATCTTTTTCATCTTCTATAACCTCCACTATCATATTTAACAATTCTTCATAATCAAATGTTTCACTACAATTACTACAATAATATGACCCGAGTTCTGAATCTAAATAATCCGAATAACCATATTCTAACTGAAAGGAATCTTCTACTTTAATAGGGAAAACCTCAGTTATTTGAAATACTGTTTCTTCTAATTGTATATCACACGGTTCATTAGGGTCGCTCTTATCTGCTATCTTACATTGAAACTTATATTTCATTCCTCTTCACCTTCTATTACATCCATAATATCCCAATGCTTAAATTGATTATTATTAATATATGTCCAATCGGTTCTTTTGTCTATATTCTCTATACGATACAATAGAACCCCAACATCTGTCATTACTTCTTCTGTGACTATTACAATTCTATCATTATGCTTATTCTTTAATTTCATTCCTTCTTTAAACATTTACTCACCCGACTTCTCAATGTATTCATTCAATGCTACTGATAACTCAGTCATTACTGTGGATAGGTCATCACCAGATACTCTCAATTTATTTATTGCTAATACCAATGCGCTACCCGACTTCATATGTTTTAATTCAATAACATATTTAGGGTCATTTATTTGCTGAATAATAGTATTCGTTTCCTCAGTGCTCATGTTATAAGGAGAAAAGAAGACCCTTATGAGGTATTAGTAACAAAGTCTACTACCATATGCTTTGTGCGAATTTTTTTCTTTTTCTTTTAATGTGCGTTTTTTCTTCTCTTGGCTTAATATTTTAATCAGCAGAACTCAAGAATTATATGTTAGGCGTGTGTGGTATAGAATACAGACGGGGCTATACCTCAATTGTTGATAATTAACGATAGAGAAAAAAACGCGCCCTGAATGTAAGGAGATACAGATAATGGCTAAATGTGAAGTTAATCAGTGTTATGCAACTAATTGCAGGTATAATAGTAATCATCAGTGTATTCGTGACACAGTCATAATTAAAGAGAATGGTGCGTGTGCTTATTTTATTACACCTGAAGATTGGAAGAGTAAAGTATTAAGAGAATAATATCTTATTCTGGGAATGCATTGAATAAAAGAAATAAAAAAACGCAAGTGGCAAATAAATTACGGGCCAAATTTTCGGTTTTAATGGTTGAATATATTATGACATGGTATTCAGTAGTTAGGAAATCGTCTATAGGAGATAAGTTCCTTAAAAATAGAGTTCGTATATACTATGAAAGGTTAAGATTGGCTAAATGGATTAGAGATATGGACATTAATAGGCAAAATAAAAGTATTACAGTATATGTATATCCTGATACCGTTGGATTATTAATTGGAATAAGAGGAGAAACAGTAAATAAGTTATCAGAATCCATGGGTTGGACAATTAATATTAGAGGAAGATAATATGTCGATGTATAAGGCTATGATGGAACTCCAGAAAAAGGAGAGAAAAACGCCCAATCCTTATGTTAGAAATCAAAAGAAATACAAACCCCATCATTCGCCGCCAAAAAATATAGATTTAATTTCTGACGAAAGAACAGATGATGACAAAATGGAAATAATACTTGATGAACTTTGGGAATTAGTTCAAACAGGTTATATAAAAGATGATTACGGTGAAATATGGGATGCTGAACAAAAGCCAGGGCAAATATCGTTTAATGAATGGGTGGAAAATAATTATATAACAGATGAAGATATATTCGAAATATATCAAGATGTTATTGAAGATGTTTTTAGAGAAAAAGGGGTAGATGAAGCAGTAAAATGGTGGGATAGCGCGAAAATAAGAATGTTTGTTCCTCCATCTACTGCTAGAGGTAGAGAGATTGGAGACTCTTTAGAAGGATTTAGTCCTACTAGAGAAGTTAAGGTAAAAGATGAAAGAAGTGATGATGGAGCATATATACATGCAAATGAAACAGGAGACCTTAGACCACAAGGAGAGCAATTAGTGCCTATTGGAGCAAGTGATTACAATAAAAATAAAAAACAGGATTTAGTAACATTTGTTAATTCTACATTAGGAAAAGCAAAAGAAAAGTTTACTAATAATATTATTGGGCCAAATAAAGAAGTTAATGTAATAATTTATACTCATTGTGATGATAAATTACCTGATGGGGTAGCAGTAAAAGTATTAGAATTAATAAAGCGTGGTCATCAATTTGGTAAAATTAAAATGGATAAATATGGAGATTATGTCCAGGGCCATAAAAGAAAACAATATGAAATTGAAAGAGAAGAAGAATATCCAGAAAGGCCAAATATAACGGAAAGAGATAGATTAACAGGAAGGGCAAGATGGAAAAACGAACCAACAAGTGAAGACAGAAAAAAAGAAGGTTGGCAAAAAGTATTAGAAACAACAAATCCATCTTTACAAGACACTAAAGATATTACAGTAACTAGCAGAATAATTAGGACACAGAAAGGTAGTGATAGACAATATAAAAATTATGTTATGATAGTTCAAGGAGATTATCCATTGTTTATGGCAGGAATAAGAGTTAATTGGGATATGGATGCAGATGAACGAACATTAACTGAAACAGAACCTTTCATTAATGAAGAAGTATTAAATTGGAGGAAATGGTAAATGGATTGGAAAGAACTAATAAAGAATGTAGATTTTGGTGGTAGTCAAGGTAGAGCCGATAGAAAGAAAAACATACCTGAAAAACCTACAAATCCCTTTTCTAAGAAAAAGGTAAGACCTAGCGGAAATAGAGTAGATAATACTGTTCCTAAAGGTAAAATTCCTCATAATAAATGTGATTCTTGGCCCGATTGTAGAAATAATGCTACTAAGTATTGTTATGTTTGTTGCATGAAAGCCTGTGATGAATGTTATCCTTTATTTGGTGGTGGTCATCCTAGTAGACCATTTGATGGAGACCCAGATTATTATGAGCATTGTAATATTGATTCAGTAACAGGTGAATCAAAAGAAGTAGAAGAAGATAAATATTCATCAGGAAAGGATTGGTGATTATATGAAATGGTTTGAATTAATAAAAAGACAAAGACCTAGAAAGCGTAGATATAAGCCTGTGGCTAATATATTTGAAGGAGAAAAAATTCGTGATGAAGAAAGAATTGACCAACAAAAGAAAGAAGGCAGAAAGGGAAGTCCTTTCAAAAGAACAGGTCTTGAAGGAAGAGATATTCAAGATAGAAAAGAAAAGTTTGAATTACAAAGGCAAAGAACGCATCATAATCCAAGAAATGTTTCTGCCGAATTAGGTGGAAGAAGTCGAGGAGGATTTTATGGAAAAGAAGAAGGAACTTCTAGAACACAAACTCCTAAAGGTAGATGCGCAATGTGCTCAAAAGCAATAAGTAAAAATAGTTCTTGGAAGAGAGAAGATAGGTTATTAACTACAGGAGAAATAGGAAGAATGAGATATTGTTATAGATGCATGAAAGAATTAGGTGGCCCTAAAGGATTTGTTAAAGACAAGAGCCTTTCTGGTAGGTCTACTGATGAGTTAAGTGCAATGCAAAGAGCAAGGCAGGGTAAAGAATGAATTGGTGGGAAATATTAAAATTGGCAAAAAAAGGCCAAGAATTAAAGTCTTTTAAGAAAGCCCTAAAAAAGAAATGGCAGGGGAATATTGTTTTTGAAGAAGTTAAAGGTAAAGGGCAAAAAAAGAGCCATCATCATAAATTACGAGTTACTGACACAATGACAGGAAATGACATTTATCCATTAGTTATTTCTAAATCTCCAAGGTCGACAGGTAGACATTCATTAAAATTTAGAGATATTAGAAGAATGTTTCTACAAGAACACAAAGTAGATTTGAATGAACTATATCCTGACAAAAAGAAGAAAAAGAAAGGTAAGGATGATTAAATGAAGTGGTTTGATTTTATCAAAAAGAGATTCGATTCTAGAGATTTAGATGTAACAGATTTTAATTTACCTGAACCTCCGCATTCTACAGGAACTCCAGATGTTAGATGGGAAGATAGAATAGCAGAAAATATTGAAAGAAAGAAAAACTTACAACCTATTGTTATAGAAGAAGGTGGTGAAGAATGCCCACCAGGAGAATTATGGTGTGAACAACATCAAGAATGTGAAAGTGAGAAATATTGGTTAACTCATAATAGGCATCTAACAGCAGAAGAAGTTGAAAATCAAAAGCAATTTGAATCTAGTGGTAAACTGAGTGATAAATGATGAATTGGATGAAATTACTTAAAAGACGGGGAGATGTAGAAATACATCAAACTAGTGGTGGTAAAGAAGCAGGTTCATTTACCCCAGGTTTTCATCCAGACCCAAGGGAAAAAAGAACAATTAAATTATATTTAAAAGAAATAAAGGAAATATACACTTTCTTATATGGAAGAGCACCAACAGATAAAGAATTGGAACAACACTTTTTGGAAACATTATACCACGAATCAGGACATGCAGCCCATGAAGATGTAGAAAAACCTACAGCAGCAGACCCAAAGGGATGGAATATGATGGAAGGTAATACCAAAAATGTATTTGATAAAGAATGGGTTGCCTTTTCTACTCAATTTCCAGATAAACCATATTATGTAATGATTGGATTAATGAATCATGGATTTATTAATGAGTATGCTAAACAAGTATTTGGTAAGATAGCACGATGGTTAAATAAAATGATTCCTGATAACTATAATAGGCGAGACCAGTCAGAAAGAGGAGCATGGGGTGATGACTTACTTTACGAAATGAGAAACAAATTACTAACTTTACATTACAAGTATGGTAAGGTAGAATCTTCAGCAGGAAGATTTGTAGACTTAAATGCAGCAAATGTTCCAAAGACAAAGAAAGAAGCACTAGAAATGTATGGGGAAGAACATAAAGATTTCATTAAAACTTTAAGATTGCCTGGAAGTTTAGATAGAAAGAATCCTTGGAGTTAATATTATGTCTTGGTTTGGTATACTAAAAGCAGAATTAGCAAAACCTGCTGTAGATGTTACTACAGGTAAAAGTCCTACTGAAGAATGTTGTAGTAAAACAATTGAATATATGAAATCAAAAGGAACGACTGGTATACAAGGTTATATAAGAATTAATCAGAACCTACCTGTATCTGATGATAATATTGAATGGCGAGGAAATGCGCCTCTTGATGAATTAAATTGTGAGTTTATTTATGAATGGCTAGAACAAGCAGCATTGAGTGACCGTGGAATGAATCGTACAAAGGTAAAAGCGAGAATGGCGAAATACAAAGACTTTTTGGATTATTGGGATAAATGCATGAAAGAGAAAGGAAATGCGGGAATGGAATTATGACTTGGTTTACTGTTCTAAAAATGCCTAATCCTTTTGGTGGAAATTGGCAAACTTTAACAAGTTCTGAATATTATACAATGGATGATAATAATAAACAAGTTTATCATAATGCTATGCAAAGTTTTTATCAAAGACAAATTAAAAGAGCAGTTACACCAAGAAAAGCAGGTCAAGCCCCACCTGCAACAGATGACCAAATTAGAGGACTTAGAGAATTGTCTAGATTCCATGAAAGACAAAAGGACAGAATTAAGTTTGATAGTCCTAAAGATAACTATTATTCTTTAGATGAAGAAAAAGATAGAACAATGTATAAACCACGATATGATGCAGTTGAGAGAATGCCTCATACTACTAAAGAAATGTATGATAAATATTCAAGAGAGGAAAAAATGAAGTATTGGGGTCGGTTGGCTGAAAAGATAAAAAGCGAATATGGACAAACAGATACAGTAGCATTTGCGAAAAAGATGTATCGGAGAATGGCAAACAATCCAAATTATAATCCACCATTTGAAGGAGATAAATCAACTAGAGAAGAATATGGAGATAAACATAGGTTTAGAGATGTTAGCGAGTATGATAATTTTACAGATGAAGAAAAAAGAAAATATCATCTAAGAATGAGAGATAGAGCAAAGAAAGTAAACAAAAAAGATGAGATGAATTTTCATGGTAAAATGCATAGGCGAATAGACAATAATAGTCCTTTACCCACTTATCCTACACCTGAAGCACAAAAGGAGGCAGAAGAAGAATGACTTGGTTTGATTTAGTTAAATCTGCAGAGATGAAAGAGTTTGAAATGCTCGCAAATAAATATGCAGATAAAGGAGATATGGTTCATTTAGATTATCTTAGAAAGAAACATGGTAAAAGAAGCAATGAATTTTATGAAGCACTAAATATACAGATAACAAAGTATCTACAAGAAGAGCAAGATTGGCGTTCATTACAAGATATTGCAAAGTCAATTAAAGAACAAAACCCTGGACTTAAGGACAAAGAAGAAAATCTAGAATCATTTTTAAGAAAAAGGTTGGAAACAATGAATCTTACAACTAAGCAAGAAAGAGGCGTTGGAAGAACCGGAAAGAAAACATATTACAAGGTGTGATTATTATGCCAGGCCAAATAAGAGTAATAGAATATCTTAATGAAGACCAGGTTCAAAAGATTTGGTATGAAAGAGTAGGTAAATTTTTAGGTTTTCCTGAATCTGGCGCAAATGCACTTTGGCCAAAAAATAGTGAAAGATATGGTGGTGATGGAACTACTATTTGGAGGCTCTTTTCGGGAGATGCTAGATTTCAAACTAAAACATGGTTAGGTTTTGGTGAAGGCTTACAATCAAATGAAGCAATACCCTTAATGACCAGAACAGTAGCAGACACTGGAGATAAAGTAGTTTTTCTTGCTGGAGTATATGGTATAAATGAGGCAATGAGAACATATTTAACAGCAGGAGGTAAAGAAGTTAGAAGAGGAAAACCATTAAAGGAATTAGTTTCTGCATATAAATTATTAAATCCTAATATAGAACCCGACCCTGTGCCGGAAGACCAAACAAGACTTGAAGATTTTGATGAAGAAGTTTCATGGGCTAAAGATGAAATGGAAGGATTTAAGAAACCTATAACTGACGAAGGAGAAATAGTAATATCTGACCAAGAAAAAAGAATGGAATTAATGGCATTACTTCAAGAATTAGAACCTGGAAATTTATTTGATGAAACTCAAGCAGATATATTAGGAAGGTATGGTAATAATTGGATAATGTTAAGAATGTTTCCACCAAAAGACCAATATGCAAATATCCACTATAATAAATATATTTCTAATGGGTTTGTTAAGTTTGATGATTATGCAGATAAATTAATTAAGTTTTTAGATAGACAAATAACACTTGGAAATACCGGATTTACTAAAATCAATGAATATTTTAAAAGGATTGTAAAAGATGGCCCAAATTTAGGCGGCACAACAGGAGGAGCATTTTGGATGATTAGACCACCGAATAACAACAAACAGATATTAGAAATGTTTGGCGCATATGAACAATTACCACTACAAAAAACATTCTTTGGAACAATTAAGAAATCAGATGTTAATTGGCAAAATATATTAAAGGCTGAAATGGCTCCAGCAGACGGCTCTCCACCTGATGATGAAGATGAAAAAGAAGATGAATATGATTACGCAAAGCCAGAAAAAGAAGAATTAGAAGATGGATTAAAGAGAATTAAACCATACGCAAGAGAAAGAGGAGATACCTTTATTATAGACGGAAAAGAGGAAACAGAAGGTGAATGGAAAAATTCTCCATTAGGGCAACAAGAAGTAGTAACAATGAATTGGGAAGATTCCTGTTGTCAGAAATTAAAAGAAGATTTAATTAAACTGTATACTGTAGAATTAGACAATAGAAAGAAAGACATACATGAGGATAGAATTAGGCAAACTATATCAAACATGTCTTGTGCAGAATTGAGCGAATACATGGAACCTCCAACTGTAGCACCAAATAATTTTACAAATTTAAGATTTTTCGGAATACTAGCAGGTGATTTAGACGGGGCTTTAAGGGAAGCATTTGATATACAAGGAATGGATGTTCATAGGTATTTATATGAGCAATATACTAAATGTTTAGAATATCATCTCTCTAGTGTAATTAAGCCTCCTTCTGAATCAACTGACCCAGTAAAAGAAAAGTTAGATGTTCCAACAGGAGATATAGTTGTAGAAAGAGATGTTCCTCCACATAGAGAATTTGAAGGATTTAGTTTTGATACTGGAACTTCAGATAAAGGTGAATTAACTGAAGACGAAAAGACTGAATATGAACGCATGAGAGAACAAGTCATTCACGGAAAACGAAAAGACACAAAAGACGATACATTCCAAGAAGAAGAAATGGCTCAACCAATGCAAGAAGAATGGTGGAGACAACAACAACAAGATAGATTGATGCCATCAAAAGATAAATTTTTAAATGTATGGAATATGACTGTAAAAGGAATGAGAAATATACCATCAACGGTAAATAATGTTAAGAATGCAATTGAATGGCGAGATGCCAATGTAAGAGATAGATTTGGTTTTAGTGAACAACAATGGGCATATCTTTATAATAATTTTGAGAAAATACATGAAAAATATATGGGGTCGGGTTACTAATGACAATAGAATACCCAAATACAATTTTTGCTGAAGTAGAAATATATGAATTATGGAATAAACAACATGAGGAAGACCCTAAGAATTATATTAAATTTGAAATGAGAAAAGATAGAGTGCATTTATCATCACAATCTAGATTTCCTGGTATTTATTATGCGGCATTTAAGGATGGTAAAATCATTGCTTATTCTGGATGGAGAGAAGAACCGACTTTCTTTAGAATGAGTGGAACAAGGGTAGCAGAACACATGAAAAGAAAAGGTGTAGCGAAAACATTAATTGGAAAGAAAATAGAAGTAATTAATTCATCAAAGAAACCATCAATGGTGATTTTTAATAATGTAGATATTGCAGAAGCATGGAAAGAATCATGGAAAAAATTAGGATGGGTTCCTCTTTCTGAACAATCAACTAAAGATAAACTTAGAGAAGTAACAGGAGATGATGAAATATATTTAATGTATCAAGATAAAGAAGATTCTTCTTTTGCATATTTCCCTTCTGGCTTTAATAAATCATGGGCAATCTTAACTAACTTTGAGAATCATATACTAAGATATGAGGGATTATGATGAATTGGTGGAATATAATTAAAGAAGGTGGAGCAGTAAGTTTTGGTGGTCATGGTGGTGGTAACCAAAGCGCATTATTCAACATAAGTTATGGAGAAAAGGAGGAAGAAGAAGATGCCGAAGAAAACTAAATCAACTAAGAAATCTAGAATTACAATAGAAAGAGATGGTAATGAAGTTGAACAAGTGTTTGACCAAGCCAAGTTTAAGAAATCATTTGATAAGTGGAAGGATGATTGTGCAGCATCAGGTGAAGACCTTAGAATGAAAACAAACACGAATTCATTATTGGATATGGTTGCTAATCATGGTAAAACACATAGACCTCAAACAAAAGATAAAAATGCCATTGGTGCATCAGAAGTAGTTAAGAAATTATCTGAAATTCTAGATAACGAAGAAGGAATAGAAGAACCAGACCAAAAGTTCATTGATGACGCAATTAAGCAATTAGAAGAAATAGAAAAGGAAAATAATCCTAGAAATATATTATTTACAATACCAATTGTTTCAAGAGTAAATAGAAAAACTTTAGAATATGATGAAGACACAGATGTTGTACAGATATATGGTCATTATAGAACTCCAGATTATGTTAAATTTAGAAACTTAAAAGCAAAACTGAGAGAAAATGTAGACAAAGAAGATATGCCTCCTGCACCGACTAGTTGGTGGGATAAAGATAAAGATAAAGCAAAACCTCCTCTTTGGCAAGCATTGTTTGCTGATGGTGATGGTGATGTTGTTTCCAAAGGATTATTACCAGTATTACGAGAAGCAGCAGAAATGGTAGATGATGATAACATTAAATTACAACACTTAAGATTAAGAATTAAAGATAGTGGTTCTGGTGCTACAGCAAAAGATTTATGGTCAATTCCTGAAGTTCAAAAATGGGTTAAACAACAAGTAGGAAAGGAAAATAATCCAGGTGTAGGTATAAATAAAACTTCAGGAAACTTTAGAGATTCTCATTATGCTGAAACTGCTATGCCTAGTGTTAAATTCCCTGTTAAGTCAATTAGAGAAAGTAATTTCATAAAAGACTTAGCAGGATTTGAAGATATAGTAGGTAATTTAATTACTTATTCTGTTATTATAACTAGAAGGCAGATGAGAAATCTTGCTATATTAGCGGGTTGTAAGAAAAGACCAGGCAAAGATACAGTTTATATGCCTGGAGTAGCAGAAGAAGATAAAGTAGTAGAAGAAGATAAAGAGTCTGACACAAAATTGAAAATGGATTGGCGAACAGTATTAAAGGGGAATTAATATGACTTGGATGAAAATAATAAAACAGGAACAATTAATTCAACAAACATATAAACAATTTAAGGAACAAAATGCACATCTTTGGGCAGAAGCATCACAATTAGCAGGACAAGGAGAAATTGCAACATTAGACTCTATAGTTTTAAGCGCAATTAAAGAAAATCTAAACAAACCAAATATGATGGAGATTGTTAAGATAACAGCAGAAAACTATATATTAAAGGATTGGTAAATATGGTGAAGAGAAAGAGATGTAAATTCTGTAATCACGAAGACCGTGATGATTTAGAAGCACAGTTAGAAACATTGGCTATTGCAGCAGATGATTTAGATAAACAGATGAATTGGCCTAGTGGAACTTCTGCTAGGCATCAGAGGAATCACATGGGAGATTATGTGGATGCGTCTAATCCTAGATGTAATCTATGCACCCATGAATTAAGACCGATGTTAGAAGAAAAATTGAGTGAAGGAGATATTACTCCTAATGCAGTAGCATTGATGGTAGAATGTAGCGAAGAACAAGTAAAGCGACATATGACGAAGCATCTCCAACCACTCGTTCAAAAATCGGCAGCAAACATTATAGCGAGGAAAGAAGTAGACGAAATCGAGTCACTATCCCGAAACATAACTAGGCTTGAACAAAAAATTGATGTATTATTCGACCAAGAAGAAATGCACCCTAAGTATGTTGATAGTTTGACTAAACTTGCAAAGGAGATAAGAGAAAGCCTAAGATATCTTATGGAGTTCAAAGGAAAACTCGTTCATAAAAGGCAAGACACAGTTATTGTAGCGCAAATGCAAATAGTTCAAGAGGTATTAGCACAGAATCACCCTCAAGTTTGGTTAGATGTTAAAAGTAAAATGGAGGAGAAGTTACAATGAGTTGGGAAAATATTATGAAAATAAGAGTTAATTGGGATAAAGATAAGGCTTGGCCTAGTCCTGATACTTGGTATGAGGATATGGATACGGTAATATACATAGGAATGGTATTTGAAGATTTATTTGGGCTTGGAACTGGTGGTGAATCCGTTTGGTATTATATTACTAAACCTTACAAATATACACCTGAATACACAGTGTTGCGAGAGGCTGCTTTAAAATTAAATTTAGATGCAGAAGGACTTGATAATTGGATGGATAAAAATAATGTTCATTACATTGATGAACTAGAACAGAGAATAAAAGAAGGTGATTTACAATGAGGCCAACAACCTGCTCAATGTTTCTTACTTGTTTAAGAGAAATCTTTGAAGGCATGGAGGAATTAGAATGAGTTGGGAATTAACATTAAAAGCATTGCGTTGCCCTTCTTGTGGTCAAAAGACTTTAGAAACTGTTAAACATGATAGATTTGAAAGACAGGGATTAAGAAGAAAAGATAGGGGAATTATGGAATGCACAAAATGTGGCCATAGAGAAGTATTTAGGTGAGAACAATGGATAAAATATGGGAAGAGACTATTAAGAAAGATTGCGGTTGTAGCAACTGCGAATGTGGAAATATGAAAAAGGCTATATTAAAGCCAAGACCACCAAGAATAAAAACTGCACCTAAAACTAATCCAACGGTTGCTCAACCAACTGATAACAACCCTGATGATGACGATGATTATGAATCATTACCTGAGAGATGTATGTGTAATTGGCCTAAATGTAAAAGAAAGGCAAGGTGGGGTTGTAGATGGTGTTCTGCTAGAATGTGTAATTATCATCATGCTCAAGTAACAGATAGAAAGGTAGGAATACCGGGAACAAGTGCTTCAGAAATACATAACTTTGGAACAGGCACTTGTGTAGGAGAAGAATGGGTGTGGGATTAATGTCTTGGAAAAAGATATTAAAAGAAGATGAAGGATTAGGAGATACAGTATCTAGGATTACTAAAAGACTTGGAATAAAAGAATGTAAACCTTGTGCTGCTAGAAAGAAAAAATTAAACAGGATGGTGAAATATAAATGACACATTGGTTTTCTGTATTAAAGATGCCTTGGGATGCTAGAAGAAGAGGTTGGAAGAAAGCCACTTATTGGGAGGCTAATCCAGAAGCAATCAAATATTGGGTAATGGATAATTCTGTTGGTGCATCTGCTATTCTTCCACAACAAGGATATGAAGGAATGGAACTATTTAGCAATAAATTAGTTAATCCTACATTTGACCCACCACATGACCTTCCAACAAATAGATGGAATCCTCGTCAATATTTAGAAGACGGTAGAGTAGGCATCTTCGCAGTATTTAATTGGAGAAGTGAACAATTAGTTCAAAAATGGGAAGTAATGCAGTTAAGTTCTGATGACCCAGATGCTGGCGCAGAAATGCATGGAGCATTTACAGGAGCAATTACTCTTGAATTACAACCAGACCATATCGGATTAATGGTAACTCAAGTTGCCCCTTACAATAAAGAGGCCCAAAAAGTAGAATGGAAAGATGCTAAGATGGAAGTGGATATATTCTATCCTAGAGATTCTACTTGGTTTGGTGAAGGAAGGGCAAGAGATGCACAAAGATATGGTGGAGAAAGAGCAAGAACCGGAGGATTAGAAACATTAACAAATGCGGAAGGTGCAATACTTTGGATATATACAAACATTAAAAATTTAAAAGAGAAAAGAAGTGCATTGGCTGATTTTAATTTAGGTAGCACTGATAAAACAGAAAATAAAAGATTAGAAGGTTTGTTTCAAAGAGGATTCTTTAGGTCATCTGGCCGAGACCAATATGAAGGCGGAGAAGAAAAGAGAGCATTACCTATTATATCAGATAAAGGTAAGGCACATGCTCCTGAAATGACTAGAGACCAATTCTTTAGTAAATTTAGAACTGAAGTAATGAATAACCCTAATGAATTATTAGTCTTAAAAGACCACGGAGAATGGGTTGACCCTGAAATAGGTTTTGATGTTGCAGTAGAACAAGAAGATAGAAGACCAGATTATATGAGAAGAATGGAAGATGACTGAAATGACTTGGTTAGAACTTCTTAAGGCAATTCCTGCACCAGCAGAAATAGAAGGAAATTTAATGTCTGAAGAAGGTCTAAATAGAATTGCGTTAGAATTTGAAAGAGCATTAGAATCAGGAGAAACTAGAAATCTTAGAACATCAAGAAAAAAGATAGAACAGTTTGCTGCTGGCGAAACAGGGGGTATATCTGGAGATATAGCAGAAGAAATTATTGAACGCGCTAAGAGAGCCAAAGAAACATTAGATGAATTGTTTAAAGATAGAGACGCACAAGGAAAAGAACTTGGCCCTAGAACTACACCAAAAATTACTGATGAGTTATTAACTGAAGCCATATCTGAATATAATGATGGTAACAAAGAAAAATTAATTAATTGGCTTGGAGAGAATAAGGAAAATAGACACACTAAATCAAGACAAAGGATTCTTAGAAATAATAGAGAAGCAATTAGAAATTTACCAACAGATGACGATGATTTATTTTATGTAACATTTAAACAAGGAACAAAATATGTAACACAACCTACTCCTAGTGATGAACCTTTTTCTATAGATGATGCAAAACAGGCTTTCTCTGAAATAGAAGGAATAGAAATTGAAGAAGACAAGTCAATCATTCCACCAGAAAGAATGAATAAATCTGAGTATACTAAATTTGAAAATGTAATAGAACAATTAAAAGCAGATAAGAAATCTGTATATAAATTAAAAGGTAAAAGAATCCCTTCTACCTTATGGAGTGTAGTAGGAGATGAATTAAGTTCTGATGAAATCAGACAAAAAGAAAGATTTGAAGAAGATGGTGTAGTAGCATACAGAGGTAATGTAACTACTTCTCAACAAGTATTAGATTATTTTGAATTATTAACTAAAAAGGGTTGGGGTAATAAAACTATATTTATGCCAGATAGTATTCTTAGTCAGAAAAAAGATTCACAAGCAATGAATTCAATAATAGGAGGAGGGCAAACTGGAGGATGGGGTGCTCAAAAAACTATATCAACAAATTTAAAAACAATATTACAAAATCCTACTTTTGATACACAAAAAATGTTAGAAACAAAAGAAACAGAACGATTAATGATTCCTCAACAATTAAGAAAATTAATTGCTGGAAATGAAATGGATGAGGAAACTAAAGAATTAATTGGAAGAGCACAAATAACTTCAGATGAACTTAATAATCTAAGAACGGCAGCACAAAAAACTGGCCCGTCTAAATATATTGATTGGCCCAAATTCCAAAAAGTAATACAATCAAGAAAAAATGCAACATTAAAAGATTCCTTTGATAAATTACAAGGAGCAATGGGCGGAGTAATGGAAAATTTATTTAATGAAGAAGAAGTTAAATTCTTTGAAGGACTTAAAGGTAAAACAGAAGATGAAGTAGAAGAAGAAATTTCTGAATTTTATGGTGTTGATGAAGATACTGTATTAGACAGTGAAGTTACCATTCCAACTAGAAGAATAGTAAGAGCAGAGAATATATTTGTTCCCACATCAGCATCACACTATAAATTAGATACTTCACATGCTCATAGAGATAGAGATACATTTACTAGAGTATTTAGAACATTTAGAAATAATAAGTATTCAATTGATGTAGAAGGGGAACCGATAGAATCAGCAGATGAACAAACAAATGTTAAAAGTTTAGCAGGGACTGGAGTTCTTGATTTAATTATGGATATAGATTTTTATTATCACAGGAAGTTAATAGAAGAATGGAATAATGTATTAGATGAAGAAGACAATACAAGACGAGATGAATTAATAATAGAATTATTACCTAAATTAAAAGAAGAATATCCAAAAATAATTGAGGCTTTAGTTACAGCAACAAATGATAAAATGAATCACATTATACAGAATAGAGAAGATTATATAAAAGCAATGCGATTTAAGGTAAAAGGAAAAAGGAAAAAGCAAACATATGAAATCTTAAATAAATTATCGGAAAAGAATTTAATAGTTAAAATAGGAAGTGATGGAAATGAGTAGATTAAAAGATTATATTGCATTGAGCACCGATGAATTTGAGAATAAATATGGTGATGAAGCCTATGATGAAACTAGAGAGTTAGCCAGAAAGACAAACTATAATGCTTCTTTGGTTATTCCAATAATGCGAGAAGAAAGAGAAAGAAGAATCGCTGATGGGGCAACAGAACAAGAAGCCGATAAAAACATCAGAAGAATTCTTAAGAGAAAAGCATTTAGTGAAGAATTTATATCAAGATATATTACAGCCTTACAAGGAACTAAGGTAGAAGGCTTTGGAGATTTAATTGAAACATTTGATATAACCTATTACGGCGAGCCACTTAAAGCAAGTGATTTAGAAGGAGAATTAAACACTAAAAAATTAGTTATTCCTGAAGGAATGGAAGATGTTATTAAACAAACTATTAAAACTTTAAATATTGATGAAAAGTATCAAGGGGCAATAGAACAAATTCTTTCTGAATTAGATAAACCAAAGGATATGATAAGTGTTAGTTATTCTCCTGCAGATATTGTTGATACAATTAATCCAGTGAAAACAGAAGATAGAAAGGAATTTTATGATTTTTGGGAAGAAATACATCCATTATTTGATGATTTATATAAAGCAGTAGAAAATGTCATTAGGGATTGGCAAGGTGTATCAAAAGAACTTAATGAAGAAGGGGGCTATAAGGAAGAAATGACTTTACCCGAACCATTGAAAGAGAGCGATGAATTTGTTGAGTTAGAAAAGGAAATGATTGCTTTAACTAAACTATTCAAGAAAATGAAAGGAATGAATTATGTTGCCGAAGTAGAACCGTTAAGTTTCAAACTACATAGTAGGCATGATGATGAAATACATATTAATGTTATTGAGATGATTAAAGATGAAATTTTAAGTTTACCTATTTTTGACGCAATAGATTCTGACCCAGGATTAGATGAAGAAGATGATGAAGTTCCTGAACCATCACCAACCTTTGAAGGAGAAGATGATGAACAAGGCGGAGGACAAACAAATATTGGTGGAACTCCAGATTTTGACCCACATGGAAATTTAAGTCCTAATGCAATACATCAAATTGAAAGAGCAGAAAAGTTGTATAAAACAATACATCATGTTGACCCCCTTACTGCTGTAGCACAAATGAAAAATAAATTCAAAAGAGGAGCATTTACAAGTAGAACATATACAAAATTCATTGCTGAAATGGAAAGTCAAATGAAAGACTTAGGTTCTATGAATCCTGATATGATAGACCAATTATGGGAATTAATGGAAGACTTAAAGGAAGCAGAAGAAGAATTAGTAGAAGTCTCTCAAGAAGAATATCATGTTCCTTTAACTTCTGAAATGACTAAAGTATTAAATATGTCTAGAGAAGAAAAGATAGATAACATTGCAGATATAGATGATTTCCATGAAAAGTTATTAGATGCAGTTCAAGATATTGTAGAAACCGAAGATGATAAATCAATGTCTCCATGGATAACAGAATTTATTGATACAAGAGAAAGCGTTTCTAGTGAATATGATTTAGGAGATGAAGCAGGAGAATCAACACCAAGAATGGCTAGGTATCAAACAGGAAAAACTGGTATGCCTAGACCTTTAGGTAAATATATGGATTCTATTACTGAATTATTAAGAATAATTAATGAATATTATGTTGTTCCTGCACATAGTCACTTTTTGCCATTTGAAACAATTCCAAAACATTTAGATTCTAAATTCTTATCTCAAATTAAAATTGCTGGCCCAGATAGTTTATATCAATTATTAGAATTTGGATTTTATAGCACAAGTGCACAAATGATAGATATGCATGAAATTAATCATATTAATGAATATTTAGATATGATGAAAAATCCAACAGAAATAGATATGAAAGACGCAGTTATAATTTCAGAAAAATTATTAGATGTATTGGATGATATATTTGATGAGCGATTTAAAGAAAATGACAAAAAACTTTTGAGTAAAGTTCTTGTCGGAATAGCCAATAAAAATAATGTTGAAGCAAAAGACATTACCTTAGAAGGAGAAAGCATAGTTGAACTATCTAAGGGATATAGTAGAAAAAAGCATACTTCATCTTATTTCTTACTAATTAAATTACTTCGTCATTACAAAGACTTATTCTTGAAAGATTCTAAAAAGAAAGAACCTATGGAAAAATTCTATGAATTATTAGAAGGAGTGAGAAACCCACTATTACTATCCCAACAAAGAGATATATTAATAGCACATGACGAAATAAGAAAAATGTCTGATAAACCAATACATTATGCCTATAAAAATTTAGATGATTATGATGATATTAATAATACAATTGATTTAATTAAGAGCAAATATAAACAAGATATTACAGCAACAGATATAACTTCAATAGTTACTGAATTTGATAGTATTAATTCTATTTCGAAGAAACATGGATTAGGAGAAGAAGTAATTTACCATATTAAGGGGTTGTATAGATGAGTTGGGAAAACATATTAAAGGCCAGAGGAAACTCTAAACATTTAAGTGTGTTCAAAGTATCAGAAGATGTTAGAAATGCTACAAGAAAATGGTCAAAAAAAGTTCAGCCAGGAAATTCTTTTTTCATTAGACATATTCGTAAAGCCATTATTCCTATATTAGAAGATATATTAATGCCGAAATTGGAACCTACTATAAACCTAACGCGAAAAAAAGATGAATCAGATGATAATTATAAAAGAAGAAGAGTAATTCAAACCCAAAGAGTAATTACTATATTTATTAATAAACATTTTAATCTCAAAGAAGCAGAAATAAGTAAATTTGATAAGACAATATTTAATGAATTAATGAGCCATCCAGATTGGAATGTTACAGGAAAAACTGCTCATGTTGCGGATTTCGTGAGAGTATGATAAAAAGGATTTGGGATTTTATTTATGGAGTATGGTGTTTAGGGAGGTTTAGACCATGAAACAATGGATGATTAGAAAATTAATTTCATTTATGGGTAGCACCTATGTTTGGTTAGATAAAAAATTAGAACATCCTGATGGCCCAGTTCTAGGTTTAAAGATTGATGATGATTTTGCAGGTATGAGTAGATATGAATTATGCTGTCATATTGAAGATAAGTTTGCTTTAGATAGAAATTCGTTTTGGGAATTAGAATCGACACAAAAAATTAGATTTTGTTGCCAAACTGCTAGAAATATATTGGGAAAGAAATGAAAAAAGAATGGGATATAGATTGGGAATACTGGAACGCACAAGTGGAAGGATTCAAAGCACTTAAAAAGAAAAAGAAACTTTGGCGTGACCACAAAAATGAAAACAAAGAAATAGTTGATAAAATATATGAATGGTTTTGGGAGGTTGGAGAATGACTTGGATGGAAGTATTAAAAGGAATAGAAACTGAATGGATTTCAGATTGTTGTAATACTGTAAGCCGAAGTATTATAAATGATTTTAAAGGAACAGGAACCAATGAATGGGATAAATGGATAAAATTTGTTAAAGAATCTACACTTAATGGTAATTGTGAAGAACTATTAGAAGAATTAAATAAAATAGAAGACCATAACGGAATGGAATATTTCCAAAACGAATATTTGGATGGAATTACACTAACAAGCGGTGAAATAGCAGACTTATATTTACGACTAAGAGATTACACTAGAGATTATGAAGAATGCATAGAAGACTTAACGGGCTTAGACCACAGATTTAGATGAGAGGGATTAATATGGATTGGTTTAAATTAATTAAAACAAGAAGAGGTAAAAGACTTGACCATAATATGGAAAGAATACTTAGAGAAAAATTAACTACTCCAATGTCTACTTATCAAATTATTGGTCTTCTTTCTGACGGGATTCGTGAAATAAATGACGGAAGAAAACTAACAAATCAAAGACCATTATCTACTAGAGGAATACCTGATAGGTTATCATTGCCTCATATGCTTAAAGTGCATCCTAATATACGGATAATACCAGGACACACAGCAGAATATGTTTGGGAGGAATAATATATGACTTGGTTTGAAACAATTAAAAAATCCAAAGTGGATTTATTTATAGAAAGATATTTACAATTCAATGCTGATGTTAGAGGTCTTCATGGAACAGTAAAAAACCCTGAAGGATTTTTACCAAATCATGTTGTTACTGCTAATGAAGATAATGTAAATGATAGAATTAGAGAAGTAATTAAAAATTATAAGTCTATTCTTAAATTGGGAACAAGAGGACAAACTATTGGAGATGCTAATTATGATAAGTCAAAGCCTATCGGGTATCAAGTTAAAATTACACCGGAAGAAAGAAAACAATATGAAGAATTTATACAAGATTTAGAAGATTTGATTAAAACAGAATCTAAGTATGATAATTGGAAAAAGGAGAATGAATGATATGACTGAATTAGAAAATCTTAATTTTGCTCACCAAATGGATATGGAGTTATCTAAGAATTCATTTCCTTATTTCTTTAAAAATGTATTAGGTATGATGTATCCTAAATATATGGAAGAGTGGTTAAATACAATGGAAACTACAGATAGAACAGTAATTGTTTGTAGTCGTGACCACGGAAAATCTGTATTTATGCATTCATGGGTTGTTTGGAATTTAGTATTCCAAGAGCCACCATTTCAAATGCTATATATTTCATCTAACCAAAAGCAGACATTAGTTCACATGAGAGAAATAGATAGAATGTTTAATATTCCTCAATTAAAGAAATTCAGACCATCAAGAGGATGGGCTATTGGTAACATTACATTAACTAATGGTAACTCTGTTCTTGAAAGGTCAGTAGGTTCTCAGATTCGTGGTCTTCACCCTCAAGAAATTATCATTGATGACCCTCTAAAAGAGTTCAGTTTAGTAGGTATTCAAAGAGTCACAGATTGGTTCTTTGGTGATATGATTCCAACACTTCACCATACTGCTTCATTAAGAATGATAGGAACACCATTTACTTATACTGACATTTTCTCACAATTAGAAGAAAATCAAGCATATACTGTAAGGAAATATCCATGTTTAGATTCAATGAATGAACCACTATGGCCAGAAAGATGGAATTATGAAGCACTAATGCAAAGAAAAGCAGAAATTGGCTCTTTAAAGTTTACAAGAGAATATTTATGCATACCTGTTTCTACAGGAACTGCGTTATTTTCTCAAGACCATCTATTAAATGCTAAAAATGAACATGCTATGCTTAAATTGGGTCATAGAAAAGAAAAAGGATATAGATATTATGTTGGCGTTGACCCTGCAATTTCTACAGATGGAGATTACAATGTAATAATGGTATTAGAGGTAGATGATAACCAAAATAAAACAATTGTTCATGTGGATAGAGCAAAAAATGTGCAATTTAGAGAAAATATTGATAAATTACGGCTAATTGGTCAAATATTCCAACCAGAGGTAGTATTATATGAAACAAATACTTTCGCAAAAGCCTTTACACAGGAATTACGCTCAGTTTCGGACTTAAATGTTAGAGATTTCAACACAACTAGAAGAAAAAAGCAAGAAATTATCCTAAATCTACAAATGAACTTTGAAAACGGTAAAATTCATCTCCCTTATGCTGATAATAATAGTAAAAAGATGACTAATGCTTTAATTGAAGAACTTTCGATGTTCTCCATCACAGAATCCGGCAAGTTTGAAGGAGTGGGTGCGCATGATGATTTGGTTATGGGTCTTGCTTTAGCAAATGCAGCCTCACAGACTCCAACAGAAGCATTTATGCTCCTTGACGACATGGAGATATTTGATGCTCCACAGTCGCCTCAAATCGGGCTTCCGCAGGGTATTATGGGGCTGAATTTTTAAGCCAGGTGATTATTATGGTTAAATTAACAGAAGAGGCTCTTAATGATGAGATAGAAGAGAATGAAGATGAGACTGAGATATTAGAAACATTGAAGCCTAAAGTCCAAGAATTAGAAAACCTTAAAGAAACACTAAATAGAGGATGGTTAGATAATAAACCAATTAGAGACCACGAATCTATAGCAAAGGAATATTCCGATAGATTCAATTTAAATTTAACTGATGCAAAGAAGCAATTATTTTCATATCCTGAACAATATGAGATTCAAGGAAAAGATATACCTTCAGTCATTAAAGAAATGAGAAATTATAGAAGGACACTAAAAGGGGAAACTAAAATTCAGTTTACTAAATCAATAGATAATTTAATTGATGGATACACTGACCATTTAGAGAAGTGTATGGATAGTATTTATTGGATTAGAAAATATAAAGTCCCCTTAACCCAAATGAATAATAGTGAATATCATCTTAGAAAATTAAGCACTATAACAAAGGAAGAGGATAAGAGAAATATAATAGATTTATTATGTAAACATTGGGAATTACAATTGAATAGAAAACACTTAGATTATGGCCCTGAATATGCACTACTTACTAAAAAAATGAATATAACTAAAAAGGCATATAAGAAGGCTTTGAAAGATACAGTTATAGGCAGGTCACCTAAAGAGGAGATTCGTAAGAGTATTCTAAAAGCGGTATGCGAAAATCCAGGAATATCATCTAGACAAATCCATGATTCATTACCTAAAAAGTTGTATAATAGAACCTCTCCAATAATTATATCTAAACTTGCTAAAGACCAAAACATAACACAAGTAGATGGCGCGTATTATAAAATTAATGATGATATTAAGAAAAACATTTGGGCTTATACAGCAGCATTCATAGATTCTGATGGTTATATTACAATGGATAAAAACCATAATCCTAGAGTTGGATTAGTAGCAACAGGAAATAGAGGAAAAGCATTTATGATGGAAATGCATAAATCATTAGGTATGGGTAGATTACATTTAGACCAAAAATCTCCTCAAGATACAAGACCCGTAAATAGATTGAATTTTTATTCTGCAAAAGATGTAGAAAAATTACTTAAAAAATGTAGGCCTCATTTTAAAATGAAAGGTTCTAATGCGGATGTTTTATTAGAATTAATTAAAATAAAGAAACATAATAAAAAGGAAGATTGGTATAATCAAAGAAAAGATGAATTATTTAAATTAATGAAATATTATAATCACAGTGATAATAAGAAGTTTAACTGGAATGAATGGGATATTGATATAAATGATATTAACAAACTTGAAGCGAATAGTAAAATGGATTTCTAGAACAGCACAAATTTATTTAGAATGGTGGATTTATATTTATATGGAGGGATAATATGGTAGAAGAAAAAAGGACATTTTCATTAGGAAACTTGTTTAGAAGACAAACTCCTAAACCAAAGGATAAAGAAGTATTTAATCCTGGTATTCAGGAAAAGAATAATGCTTATATGATTACATCGCCTATATTATATCATGTAGCACAACAATCAGTAATCGTAAGAACATGCACAACTCAATTAAAGAATGAAATCTTTAGAAGAGGATATACATGGGAAGAAAAGTTTGTTCAGAAGTGTAAAGATTGTGGTGCAGAACATGATTCTCCAGTAGAAGAATGTAAAGACTGTAGTTCTAGAAACTTAGTTAAACCTGATAAAAAACAACTTAAGTATGCTCATAAATTTTTAGATGGATATGTAAATAAATCAGAACAAATGTTTATTGATGTCTTAAAAGAATTAGAAGACGATTTGAATATAATGGATGATGCATATATCATATTAGTTAAAGAATATTTCTTAGATGCTAATGGCGATATTAGAATGCATAGGATTAAAGAAATGTATAGGGGCGACCCTGTAACTATGGCTTTATACACAGATGAAGATGGAACCAAAGGAACTTCTGGATTTACTTGTATTAGACACAGAAATATGATTTCTGAAGAAGACGGTAATTCTTGTGAATATTGTGGTGAAAAACTATATCCAGTTTATTATGTTAATAGAGCACATGGAGAGGAACAATATTATTTGCAAGGAGAAGTATTACACTTTAGTAAATATAATCCAAGTAGGCTTTATGGATTATCTCCTGTATTGACATTATGGAATCATATTACTACTTTAATTGCCATGGAAAATTATGTAAATTCTTCATATTCTAAGGCTAGAATGCCTAGAGGATTATTAGCAGTTCAAACTAGAAATATTGATTCCATGAAATCCTTTTGGCGTGGAGTCAAAGAAAAGATGGAACAAGACCCTCATTTCATACCTGTTATGGGAATAGAGGCAGAAAACGGTAAAGGTTCTATTGAATGGATTAAGTTCTTAGATAGTCTAAAAGAGATGGATTATATTTCTGTTAAAGACGACCTTAGAGATAGAATATCAGGTTTTTATGGTGTTAGTAAAGTATTCATGTCAGACAATTCTGCTAGTGGTGGTTTGAATAATGAAGGTATGCAGATATTGGTGACTAATAGAGCAGTTGAGATGGCTCAAACAATATGGAATAATTATGTATTTCCATTCATTACTAAAGAGTTTGGTGTTACTGATTGGGAACTTAAATTACCACCATCAGAAGAAGAAGATGAATTATTTAGAATTAGATTAAGAGAATTAGAAGTTCAAGTTGCTGCTTCAATTAAGAATTTAGGATTTGAAGTAGAAATGGATGATGAAGGGAGATTTTCTTATCATAAGCCTCCACCTGAACCTCAAGGAAAACCTAAAGGTGAAGAAGAACAAATTGAGCGTGACCCCTATGCTGGAACAAATATAGACCAACAACATTTAGGTGAAATGATGGAACAAGGAAATAGACCAACACAAGAAGAAGCGGGAGCACCTGCAAAAGTAAAAGCAACAAGGAATAAACCAAGTTCAAGCACAGGGCCAGATAAGAGATTTACCGGATTACCAGCAGAAGCAGGTAATCAAAATGTAGATAAAAGAACGGAGAGAAGAGTAGGATGAATGAGTGGTTTAATGTAGTTAAAGCCAGAAAGTATTATACTTTTGAGAATAGTGTTCCTCAGATGTATCATTTCTTAACAAGACTATTTGCGCCAGAAGAGAAAAGAAACCCAGCATTTCATAAGAAATATAAATCATGGATTGAACTTGATACAAATGACCAAGCGAGAATAGTAGAGAAATTCATAAGAATGGATAAACAAAGAGAAGAAGCAGAAAAACAAACTAACCCTCGATGGTGGAGTCATAGTTATATTCCAGGAATTATTGTGGAATTTATGAATGACGGATATCCAATAGTTAATGAAGCCGAATTCCAACATTGGAGAAAATCGGCAATAGCAGAAAGAGAAGATGAAAATAATAATACTAGAGCACCTGCTGGAATGGGAGGATATAGTAATTGGTCATGGTTCCAAAGAAATTTGTATAAAGAATTAAAGGAAATATTTAGAAGAAACATTCCTACATCTAGAGGATATAAAAGAAGAAGTGATTAAGATGACAGAAAAAACTGTAAGAGAATTAGAAAGGGAACTTTCTATAGCAAAGAAAAAAGAACGCATGTCTAATACAACAAAAGAACATGTGAATAGGGATTATGGTGTAATAGGCCCACAAGCAGTAAAGAAAGAAAGACCAGAATCGGGAGATACTCCTGATTATATCGCACTTCCTAGTAGGAAGAAAGGAAGAGCAATTTAGGTGATACAATGAACTTTATGGAAATATTATGGAATCAAGATAGTATTACCATAGAGAAAGCAAGTACCACATTAGATGAAATAATGTCTTTAATTGGTAAACAAAAAGCAGTAAGTATGGGAATTACTAGAAAAGACTTACGAAAGCAATTAGAACAATGGGGAAAAGATTTTCAAACTTCTGAAAATAAACCAATGATATTTTGGTCTGATGCAGACATTAGTGCTCCTGATTTAAGTATGGGAAAAACCACTACTAGGAGAGCAATTAAACCAAGAATTAATAATCCTTCATTTATGATAGATGCATTGATTCAAATAAAAACAGCAGATAATACCACAATTATTGATAAAATAATTAGTCTTCTTAGTGATAGGAAATCTAAAACAAAAAGAATACCAAGGGGCCAAGAAGACCCATATACAACAAGTGGAAAGGTTGGAGACAAAGAAATTAGAGAGTATAATAATCAAGAAGACCCTCTACATGATTTATTAGATAAAATAGATAAAGGACATAATTATAGAAGAGATAGAAAATTACTTAGAGAGTTAATAGACAATAAAGTATTATCTAGTCATTATTTATCATTGGTATCGCAAGCACTATATGGAGAAAGTAAAAAAGTTCATCCAAGAATAATTGATTTACTAAGAAAACCAAAAGTATACCAAGAATTTATGAGTTTCCTAAAATCACAAGGGAAGAATTTACCAAGAGAAGATGCTATGAGGGCTGCATTAGGAATGTTAGAAGGAAGAGCATCTTCAAATAAAAGAATAGTAGATTTATTGATTAATAGACCAGATGATTATAGGTTTAATGAATCAATGTATGATGGACATTTAGATATCATTAACTCTATATTAAATAGAAATTTAGAAACTTTAGATGAAAGAATAGACCCAATAGCAGCAGAAGCAAACAATTATTGGGATGTTTTATTAGAAGAGATAAGAGAAGATTATAATAATTTATCTAGACAACAAAAAAGAAAAACATCATCAGAACAGTTTGAAGGAAATAAGATAACTAATCTCATAAAAGAAATTCTTGAGGACATTCAAGACTTAGAACGCACACAAAAGGCAAAAGAAAAATTAATAGAAATAGGACAATCTAATGGTAAAAGTGGAACTATAAATAATACTGAATATGATGCAATGATGGAAAAAGTTAACACATTAAAACAAACATATTATTTTAATAAATATACTGATGATGCACAAAGAAGAATGAATGATAGTGCTCCTGGAAAAAGGACAATGCCCAAGAAAAAGAAAACTAATAATTTAGAGCGTCAAATAATTTCAAGATATCGAGAAATTAAAAGATTACTTAATGATGTAAAAAGAGAAAGGAATATAAAAACAGATTCTGATGTTGACTCTATGTTAAATGTAAGTAGAGATAGAGAAATATCTAGATACAACGATGCTTTAAGAGCAATTAGAGAACAATTCCCAAGAATAAATTTTGGAGATGAAGAAGAATGAGATGGACTTATGAACTTAAAAAAGAAGATGGTGACATTTTTGATAAGACTAGCCCTAAACAGAAAAAGAAGTTGAAAAAATTATTACAATCAACTCAACCAACTGAATATATGGGCCAAGATTTTACAAAATTAGGAGACCTTCTTGATGAACTAAAAGGACTAGGTGTGAATAAATCATCTAAAAAAATGCAGAAGAAATTTGAAGGTTTTGAAGAAGCAAATTTAGATATGGTTGCAGCAGCATCTGAATTAAGAAAAGAATATGAAATTCTATATCGTCAATTACGAGGAATGATATATCCAAAGAGTAAAGGCGATTTAGGAGATGAGAAAGATGAGTGAAGAAAACGAAAGCGAAATGATGTTACTAATGAAAGAATTAGTAAACAAGGTAAAACAGTTAGAAAAGGCTGTTTATGATAAAGACAATCTTTTGATGAAATCAGGATATGTAGTGGTTGATTCCCCAACTCCTAGAATATCAGGTGGAGATATTAATGTTGAAACTGATAAGATTGCAAAGATGGAATGGGAACAAATAAATGAAATGGTTTCTAGAATAGAAGGTGGTTATTGATGGTAGAAAAGGTAACAAGAGAAGAAAGAATGGCAACATTATTGAAAGAAGCAGCAGAAAAGGCAATAGAGATATTGAATGCTAATGATTTCAATGAAGATGATTTAACTGGTGAAGAAGTTAAAATGACTAAGCCTAAAGCAGAAAAGGTTTCTGATGCTAAAGGCGGAGATGAACAGGCAGACAACAGAACCAGTAGAGATGTTAAAGAGTGATTAAATGGTTGAAACCGGAGTCTTTGTTGAGAAGAAAACAGGTGCTATGGCGAAGCGTGTCCTTGATTTTTATGAGGATGTTCGCTATAAATATCTATCTGCTTTAGAGGACAAGAAAGAATACGGTAATGACTGGAAAAAGTCAATTAAGAAGATTAGAGAAGACTTTGATGGACTTGGAGATTTCAGCGCAGAAATGAAAAAATACCTTGATGAAGACAATGTATTCAATGATGAAGTTAATAATCCTGAATCGAATGCTGCTGAAAAATTATATAATTCAATAAAAAGAATGCGCTTTAATTCAGATGAAATTAATGACCCCTTCGCTAAACAAATGGGAGATAAGGTTGTTGAAACACTTGTAAAGAATCCTTCTGTTTATGCTATGTTCATCCACTACGCTCTACGCGCACACGCGCACAGCATTAAAGAAGAAGCATGGAAAGCCCACGATTTGAAGCCGGATGAGATTACACAAGGGGCTAAAGGTTTAGACCTCAAATTAGAAGATATACCTCTTTATATTACTGAACACTATGGCGACAATGCAGATACTACTAGAGTTAAAGGTAAGTTTAATGGAGCATTAAAATTATTAGAAAAAGTATACATGGAAGAAAATACAAAAGATAATTGGGATGCGCTTTTAGCATTAGATATATCTAAGTCTGAAGATGAGGATGATGATAAAGAAGAAAAATCAGAAATAGATTTTATTGTTCCTAATAAACCAATGTATAGAATATTTGAAATAGACGACATGAAAGAATTAAAAGGTTTTAGTGGAGAATACTTAGTTCAAGAAAAATTTGATGGTATTAGAATACAAATTCATAAGTCTGATAAGAAAGTTAAAATTTACACATATAATGAGAAAGACATAACTAATAAATGTAAGGATATTGTCGAAAAGGTAGAACAAAAAAGATTTGGCGATATGATATTAGATGCTGAATTAATTTTGTATGATGGCGATGAACCTTTACATAGAGCAGATACAATAGCACATCTGTTTAAGGATAAATATAAAGATGCTACATTAAAGGCAAGAATTTTTGATATAATGAATCATGATGGAAAAGACCTTACTGATTCTCCATTAAGAGAAAGAATAAATATTCTATTCTATCAGTTATCTCCTGGTTCATCTGATTTATTTAATTTCCCTTCAAAGAAAAACTCTAGGATTGCAGATTCATTAAGTGAAATAGAAAAATACGCTAAAGATATAATGGAATCTAAAACATCAGAAGGAGTAGTAATAAAGGACATAGAATCAACATACTATCTAGGTAATAAAAAGAATCCTAAGTGGGTTAAATGGAAGAAGTTCGTAGACTTAGATGTAATTGTATTAGATAAGAAAAAGACAAAATCAAATCTTTATTCATATACTGTTGGTGTTGGCCCTCTTAGTGGTGAAGAAAGTAGGGAACACAATGGAACAGAATTTGAAGGAAAAACATATTTACCTGTAGGTAAAGCCCTTAACACTAAAGAGGTTGTTAGTATCGGTTCAATCATTAGAGTTAAAGTAGACGAAGTGAGAAGAAAAGGAACTGGATATAGTCTTTATTCTGCAAAGGTAATTGAAATACCTGAAGTAGAAACACCAGAGAAACTTATTACTTTAGAATTATTATCAAAAGAAGGAAGAAAGTCTCTTAAGTATGATGTTCAGGATGCTTTAACTAAATATACTATAACAGATGGAATTCATGGTGAAGCAGATATTATAATGAAATCAGATTATGAAGGATTTACTATCTATGGGTTTGAAGGAGATTCTTTAATGGAGAAAAATGCTTTAGCAGATATTGATTTATGGAAAGAACAATTAACGGAAATGATGAAATCTCATACATCTGATGCAAGAGTTGCAGTTAAAAACTTTTTAAGAAAAGAAGGAAAACCAATGGAAGTAAAAGACATATTTGAATTTATGTCTAAAGATAAACCAGAATTAGTAGAAAAATTATGGGAAGGCAAAATGAATAAATTTACAAAATGGATGGATGATTATGATGATTTTATTAGAGTATCAGCAACTACATATAAAGATAATGAATTAAAAATAATTAAAGACGATGAACCATCAGAAAAAGAAGGAAAATATAGATTATATGTTAGAAAAGATAATAACATAGAATTACTCATTAATTACAAAGGCAAATCAATGGCATGGATAATTGATATTGACGACACAGAAGATATTTATAACTTATTTGGAAAAGCCGGTAAGTTTCCTGCTCAAGTCGCAGAAAAGAGTCAACCTGATAAATTATTAGATAAAGGAAATATAATATTGGGTGTCCAAAAGCATGGTTATCACGAATATAAAATAGACGGAGACAAATTTAAGACTAGACTTCACTTTAGAGTTGTTCCTATCAAAGACGAAGATAAATGGATAGTATGGACAGGATTTAAACAGAAGATGCTAGATTCAAAAGAAGACAAAGGAATATGGGATATTGCAGAAGACAGGCATAAAAAGTTAGCCATGCAAATCGCTTAATGACGCTGAGTTCATATAGTCAAAGAGGAGTGGGAGATTGTGTCCGAATTAGGATTAGTGAAAAGTGATACTAATGGTGACTTTGATATATTAAAATCAGATGAACTAATAATTGGTGGATATGCTTCTATTGAAATTGTAGATAAACAAAATGACCTTATTACTCTTAGTGCATTAAATGAAGCAGTTAAGAAATATATGGAAGTAAAGAAATATAGAAATGTAATGTCAAATCATTCAAATGTTCAAGTCGGAGATGTTATAGAAAAATATAGAGATAAAAATGGAACGCTTCATAAAACACAAGTAGATGATGTAGGATTTTATGTTGTAATTAAATTAAGAGACGACATTGAAAAAGCAAAAGAAATTTCTAGAGGAATTAGAAAAGGAACATTACGCTCATTTAGTATAGGTGGTCAAGCACTATCAAAAAGAAAGAAAACTAGCCCTGATATTGGCGAGTATAATGAAATAGATAAATTAGAACTCCATGAAGTCACAATTTGTGAAAAAGGAATAAACCCTGAAGCGAAATTTGACATTCTGAAGGAGGATAACGAAATGACTGAGAGATTGGAAAAAGCGTTAGAGGAACTTAACGACCTTATGAAGGAAGTTAATGAACTTAAGAAAGAAGAAGGCACAGACCCTGATTTGTCTGGTAGTGAAGAACTAATGGAAGAATCAATGGATGATGCTAGCGTAGAAGCAATGGATAATGATGAAGAAGAGTCGTCAGACGATGAATCATATGAAGCCATGAATAACTACGATGATGAACAGAAAATGAGAACAGGGCCAGAAGGCCCAGTAGAACATGGTTATGGCGAAGATTTGGCTGCAGGAAAGAAACACTCTCAAGCAGGCCAAATAGGTCAATTATACAAAGAATGGCAGAACGAAGATTTTGCTACTCTTGACCTATCTACTGAAAATGTAGAAAAAGCCTATGAAGCGTTTAAGGCTGAACAATTAGAAAAGATGGCCTATGATACTTTGAAGACCAAGTTTGCTGAAAGGTTTGCTAATGAGCAATCTGTCCGAAAGGCTGATGTTGCACGAAGCGAATATGACGCTAAGAACGAAGTTGAATCTCTAAAGGAAGAATTTGCTTCCTTAAGAAAGAGCCTAACAGAACAATCAAATGAGATTGTTAAGGCTCAAACAATTGAGGTTCCTGACTTTGATGTTAGTGAAATGTCTTGGACAGACATTCATAATGTCATTAGCCAGTTTGAGGAGTGATTAAGATGAGTAATTACATTAAGACAATGAAAGACTTAGAATCCGCTACCTACGGAGTTCGTGGGGGAAGCGGTAATGCTTTGTTAAAGAGCGCAGGTGTTGTTTCGTGGGGTTCTTCGGGAACAGGACACGATACCGATGTTGCTGGTTTATCCGGTGCTTCGGGCCTTGCTGACTTGTATAACAGGGCTTATGGACAAAAAGTATGGTCAATGCTAAACCAAGAGGTTAATGCTTTGGCTATGTTAGCAAAGAGGCCATATACCACTAGTGGATGGCGAGTGCTAAAGAAGAGAGCAGAAGGTGGTTCAGGTTCAACCTTCGATGTTTCATTAAGTGGAGCAGCAACCGCAAGAGGCGTTGATGCACCATCTGCTGATAATATCGGTGGTGTTGCTGAGAACGCATCTTTAGGAACAGGTAATGATATTCCGGCCATTACGCCAGAATACACTAAGTTATTTACCAGCCCAAAGACTGTGGCTCATTTGTTTGAGTTCTCAGAATTGGCTCTTGAAATGGCTAAGATTGATGACGGCGTAGGTGATTTACGCGCATTAATCCGTGAAGACATGGGTAAGCATCATGCAGAAGTTCAGAATAAGATGCTTCTTATGCCATTAGAGGCATATGACCAAGTTATCACAGGTAGCGATAACCGCGTTAATATCAACAAGAATTACACTTCATTGTTGAAGGTTGTTGCTTCAAGTCAAGAAATGGAAGCAATGGTTGATGCGTCAATGTTGGATGATTCAACATCTAGCACAGGCGGTCTAACTGCTACTCTTAGCACTATTTATGGTGCAACAGACAGGCAATTAGTCGGTAATGCGTATAACCCATCTTTCCTTGATGCTGAAGTAGATTTCGGTGATGGATATGCAGCAGGTAATGCTCGCGTATTAACTTTAACCATCATTAATGATATGCTACGAAGGCTAAGAGAAAACGGTGGTTCACCAAAGGTTATCTTAACTGGATATGATACTATTCAGCATCTAGGTGACCTATTGCAAGCCCAAGAAAGATTTATGGATAGAAAAGAGGTAATTCCTACACATGGCGGTGTTCGTGGTGTAAAGGGTAGAGAAGTCGGTTTTAGAGTCGCTACCTATTACGACATACCAATCATTCCTTGTAAGGATATGCCTAAGACTGGAAATGGTTCTAACAAGTTAAGTGATATTCTTATCCTTGATACAGACCATCTATGGTTAAGTGTGTTGAAGCCAACTCAATACTTTGAGGATGGAATTGACCATGGAAACCCATTTGGTGTTGGAACTCTAGGTAATCAAGCAATGTATCGAACAATTGCTGAAACAGGTTGTTCCTTCTTTAAGGGGCAGGGTAAGATTACCAACATTACCAGCGCATGAAGTTAAAAGGTGATAAAAGATGGCTTTAGCATATACAGTAACAACACTTGCAGACCATAAAGGCATTACTGCTCCAAAAGCAGTTGGTGACGAATATGTGGTTGATGCGGTTATAGATGTAACATCACATGTAGCGGCGGGTGCAGTAATACCTGCTTCTCAGTTTGGTTTATCTACAATCCATGCAGCGTGTATTACAGGACATGAAGGAGCAAATCATCGTTATCCTAATATCGAAACTACTAGTGGCGGGGTTTATGAGTCGTCAACATCATTAGCATTAATGTTCACATCATTAGATGGAACAAATGCAACAATCGCTAATGATGGCGACCCAACCTGTGCTGTTAGAGTCCGTGTTTGGGGCAACCTTTGATTGTTATATGTGGCCTTTGACCCCTTCGGGGGTCATTGGTCACTAAAAAGCGTAAGCATTGGTGATAATATGACACAAATAGAATTAAGCGAAAAAGGATTTCCTATTACATTATCTACTAAATCACATTCTAAAGTTAGTTTTGGTGAAAAAACTGAAATTGACGCGAAAGAAGCATTGGTATATTTAGGCGACAATAGATTCAAAATTACTTTTGTCCCTTCTGATAAGAAAGTCCTAAGAACTTGCAATAAACATCAAACTGCATGGCTCAAGAAAGAGTTTAATGTTAAAGGTGATATTGACAAAGTATTAAAGAAAATGTTTCCTGATAGCGGTATCAAAAAAGTAATGAAACCTGTATTGAAGGAAAAGAAGACAGTAGAAGAAAAGCCAAAGGTTAGCAAAGAACCTAAAAAGGAAACGATGGGTTAATATGCACTACCCATCTTGGACACAATGAAGGAGATACTTAAATGTCAGGCGGTTGTAATAATACAGGTGTTTTAACTGTTTCAGGTTCTGGAACGGCATCAACACAAGCCATTACTGGTCGAATTAGAATACAATCTATTAAGGTCAGTAATGATGCAGCAGTGGATAAAACAGTAACTTTCTATGATGGAACAGCAAATACTGCAACAAAGATACATGAGGCTCATGTCGGTGCAGTAAATGAAAACTATGATTTTGATTTTCATGGTTCAATTGCTATTAATGGGGTATTCGTTGAAGTTACAGGTAGCGGAAGCAATAGTGGGGTAAGTTTCTCAATTCAATATTTCTGAGGGATATAATGCCAGCACTAGAAAAAGACACAAAACTCGTAATGACGATATTATTCGTTGGTGCGATTAGCGGAACCAATGTTTACTTTTACGGTAAATATGGAAGCATGATTGCTTTTGGTGAATACGCCCATGCGTTAATATTTGGGCTAATGACCATAGGAGCAATCTTAGCAATGAAAGCCATATTTGATTTGGCTTTGAATGATAGAATAGAAATGCTTCTATTAGATAGAAGAATTTCTGCTTATTGGGCTAAAAAGCAAAGAGATGAACAACAAAGAGAAAAGATTAGACAAAGTATGTATCAGAACACTCAAGTTCAATCAGGATATATGCCTGTTCCTCCTATGCCTGTTCAGCCAGAAGAACCTAGAGTTCCAACATCATTTTTAGCACAAATAGAGTAGTGAGATAAATGCTTGAAGCAATAACAATGGGCTTTGATGAAACAACATTAGCCTATGATTTGCAAAGAGCGCATTCTGCTGATATTTGGTTTTTAAGAGCCAGATACTTCTTTTGGGGAACAGTATCTACAATTGTTGGTTTTTTCGTAGGACATGCTTTACCCTCCTTTGGGATAAATGTTTATCAAGAAGCATGGGAGGGCTTCATATCAATTTGGCATCATCTTGTGGGGTGAATAAATGTCATTAATGACTGGTTTCGTCATAATAATGATAGAAAAAGCAGGAGCATTATGGAGAAGAATTCATGCAATTCCTTTTGGTGTATATGGGGCTACACAAGTAGGAAAAACAACATTACATCATCAAATGAGAACAAGAGGAGAAGTTCCAGATATTAAAGAAAGAACAGTAGGTCGAGGCAGGGCGACTAGAAAATCAATTAAAATAGATGGAGATTTACATACAATTAAAACATCAGATATTGGAGGAGAAACTCTTTATTGGGGCGAATGGCTTAAAGATATGAGAACAAGAAAAGTCAAATATATTATTTTTATGATTGATGATAGACACATGGATAAACATTATGATATAGAACAACAATTATGTTGGAGTTTTTTAGTCGATACAATATGTTCCCCTTATTGGGATGCAATAAATAGAAAGCATAGAAAAAAAGCACATGATTATCCCCTTGCTGTAGGTTTATGGGCAAATAAATTTGATTTATGGAAAGACAAATATCCTTATGATGATATACAAAAACACCCAATATTTGAATCATTCAAAGACGGAATGGCTAAATTAAATGATAGAGGAATCCCTTGTTTCAAATATATAGTAAGTGCAAAATCAGATTCAGAAATGGTATATAGAGGAATAGCAACAATGGTGGATGATTATTAGGTGATAAAATGAATACGACAAGATTTTTAGAAGAAAATACATCAATAATAGATTTTTATTTACGGAGGAATTATTTATGAGTATGCAATATAATCCTCCTTCATTAATTGGTGCTACTAATGCTACTGCTACTAATCCATTTTTACCACCAATTAAATTTGCTCGCGCTGCTGGCGGAGTAATGAATTATGATTATAAGAGTAACAAGCCAAAGAAACAAGTAAAAGAAATGATTTCTATTCTATGGCCAGAAAAGAAAAGATTCCTTAAGATTCCATATGGGTTTAAATTCAATACAAGAGATAGATGTGTTGTTTGTGGAACTCATAAAAGATGGGATGCTTCTGACCCAATGAGGCCAACAATACCACTTCATAAAGTTAGAAAGGGTTATCCAATGAGAGGAACTTATTGTGATAAACATGCAGCATTACATAGACAATATGAAATGTTAGAACAACAAATAATAGCCGATGAACATGGCTTAGAATTTTCTTCATACATTCCTAAACCTAAAGTGCCTAAAATGTTGCAATCAGCACCGCTAACTTCATTAAGGCAATCCGATATCGAGGCATTGAGTGAGGTTGGCTGGACAATAAGACCCCCACAAATGCAATCAGAAACATTAGAAGATGAAATGTTTAGATTAACAATTGAAACTCAAGCAATTAATAGAAGAATATTAAAACTAATTACAGATGGTGCAGAAGTAATTCCTCAAAAAATCGAAGAGGAGGTAGAATAATATGGGTTTATTTGGAACAAGTAATAGAGCGTTATCTAATCAGATAACATCTCAAGGACAATCAGATTTTAAGGTAATGAATAATTTATTAACATTACAAGATAATCATGTTGAAGAATTCTTTCAATATCATGGCGAAGCATTTTTATCATCTTTTGAAAAATTATTTGAAGATGTAATAGAAAGAGTAGTAAGCCAAATGCTAACTAAACTAAAATTTGTTAGTAATTCTAATGGAGAAATTTCTGTTCATTCAGATGCTCTTAGAGAATATGAAACAATTACTGCTGAAAATATCCAATTAGATTTACAAACTCTTTTAGCCTCTGCATTAAATACAGAAGTTATTATGCAAAGAAAAATGGCTAAACAGCAATATCTTGAGGCACAAGGTTTTTCTACATCACAAATGCCTCAAACACAACAAGTGCAACAACAACCAAATATGGCTAATCCTCAAGGTCTAGCCCCATCACAGATTCAAGGAAGTAATGCGGGGGTTGCTGCTAATAACATGATGATGCAACAACAAGCAGCATTCAATAATACTAGTGGCTATCCTGTTCCGCCGTCAGGTTATGACCAAATGAACAATCCATATTGGATTGACCCAATGACCGGACAACCAACATATACCCCACCTGCTAGCGGTTTGGGCTTAGGTAATGCTATTAGTAAAGGATTGGCCTGGGCTTCTTGGTTAGCATGAGTGGAGTAATATGGACATTAAAATACCTAATCAATTTAAGGTGCATAATCGCACCTATAATTTAGGTGAAGACATAGAACTCACTAGGTCTAATTTAGAGGGAAATCCCTCTAATCATGCACTATTTAAGTATATGTTAAAATATCTTATGGCTCCAATGGATAATAAATTGGATAAAGTTTCTAATAGTATGAAAATGCTATTAAAACCTGAAGTCCTAGAGAGGGCTTCTGGTTATACCCATGATATGGATATAGATGCAGAAGAATATGAAAAGCATATTAAATATGCATGGGAAGAATTAAGCGAATCTGTCATGTATTCATCTGAGTCAGCACTTGATTCAGAAGGCAAAGAAGCAGAAAAAGATGGAGAAAAAATAACTATTGAAGGAGGATTGTTATATATTTTATCACAGCAAGGATGGCTACAATCTCAAGAAAAAGAATTAATTGATAAAATAATAAGGGCAATGCCTGAAAGAGGAAAAAGAGAACCATTTAAAGAAATACTAGATACTGTAGATGATTCAGGAAAGCCCTCTATTGGTAGAATAGGACAACAAAAAATAATGGGATACAGAACAGGAGAAAGAGCATCTAAATTAATGAATGCAGCAAACTATAAGCAATTATTCTATCCTGTAATAGATTTATTAAAAACAGTAAAGGTTGAAGAAAAACCAAATGAAAAGATTGGTAAGATAGATAATAAGAAAATCATAGAATACAAACATTATCCAAAACCAAGACAAATAGATGGAAATAAAATATTAGATTCATCAGATATTATTATTCATTTCGATAATGCATTTTCTGCTCTTAGAAAAGAATACGGTATGTCAATGAAAATGGAAAGACTTACATCAGATGATGAAATAGAAAATATGTTAAATGGTGAAATATTAAAATATGATTGGAACCTTGATGAATCAAACTTATTAGATGCAGAAGGATTACCAACAAAACAATATGCCATTGGTGAATTAAACCCTGATGAACAATTAACTGAATGGAAAAGGAGAAATTGGGATTATGATTCAGAAGGGCTTTCTAATGAAGAAATATATTATGCTAGAAGAATTAATTTAAAATTAGAATATGATAAACAATTAGATAAAGGAGAAATAGAAAAAGAATTATTATTTAATTTATATTTATATAGAATAATTAGTAAAGATAAAATGAAACAATATATAGATTTTGGAAAATATGGAGACCAAGGCTTTGATTTTACAGAACCTGAATATAAAGTAATGGGAAAGGTTTTAGAAGATAAAGAAAACAGAACAGGCATTGAACAAAAATTACATCAACAATATACAATTCATGGAATATCCAAAATTAATGAAAGGGAAGCAAAAAGATTAAGAGGAGAAAATAAGAGTCTTATTCAAGGATTACCAGATAGTCAATTTTCTGATAGGAAACTCTTTGATAATATATCAGACCCTGATATTTCAAAAATAGATTTAAGAAATGCAGAAAATGTAGGTGAGTTTAGAGAAGAATTACATAAAGCAATTACTCCTGGAACAGAAGGAAAATTAAAATTTTCAATAGGAATAATGGCTACAAAATCTCATGGCGGTCATGTATTATTATCTGTGGAATTTATCCCAAAAGTAAAAGGGCCATATGCTGATTATCACGCAAAAACATTTGCTGAAAGAGGAAAAGAAAAAGTCATACCTTCAAATTTAAAACCAAGTCAAATAAAAAATCAACCTTCTTTAGCAGCAAGAGGAGGACAAAACTTATGGTATGAAGGCATACCAAATGCATTAATGTTTCTATATTATATCAAAAAGCAACTAACAAGATTAAATAAAATGGTGAAGCCTTATGTCTAGATTAAAGTCGTCAAGTGATTTTACTGGTATTAATCCTAATTATACCAACGGGAAAGGGTATTATACTACCCATGTTGATGTGTCTGATTTACTTCAGATTACTCCATCAACAGATGCAGACGGTGATGGTGATTTTTCATATTTCACTACTTCGTCTACTCCATCTAAAGCAATGGTGGGAAAAATAATAAAGAAAGTAGAAGGAAAGATTGATAACTGGATTAAGCAATCTTATAGACCTGAAATAATTGAAAACGAAGTTCATAACTTTGAATCAGGTAGATTTGTAATATATCCAGCAGTTCACTGGAAAGATTATCTTGGGTTTATTCAATTAACATATCCTAAGTTAAGAAAGGTAATTAAATTAGAAGTATATCAAGGGGATGAATGGAAAAACCTTGCTTCTGCTAGTGTTAAATATACTCCCCCTGCTTCTGCTACTACACCTGCATTTACACTTAAATTATTAGTTGCTGGATATACTTTCACATTAACTAAGGGAAATTCTAATGGGTTCTATGATGTTTATGGACAAAAAACAACTGTTTCTCAAATATGCGATGCAATAAATGAGGTATTTCCTCACGATACTGCTCAATTTACAGGAGAAACTTCTCCAAAAACAACAACAGAAGACGGCGGCACAACGAAAAATGTTTCTGATTTCTTTTATGCTTCTCCTGCTAGTGATGGAAAATCGGTTGAAATTTCTTCTCTATTACCATCTGATGCTGGAAGTATTTGTTCAATTATCGAAACCATTGATGGAACGGCTGTGACTACTAATTTCACAGATAATGAAGATTCTGGTAGAAATGAAGATTGGTGGGTAATAGGCTCAGAAGGAAAGATATTCTTCAAAAAGGAATGGCCTTTCCTAAAGAACAATTCAGTTAGGGTAACTTATATTACAGGCGCATCTAGAGTTCCAGCAGAAATACACGATGCTGCAACTAAAATGGTTGCCGCTGAAATATTAGTACATGATGATAATAGTATTTTAATTGCCGAAACAGGGGCTAATATAGATTTGAAAACTAAGCATGATATTTTAATGCAAGAGGCAAATGATTTAATTAAGGGTAAACAAAACCTATTACATTTAATTGATTAAGTGATAGTATGGACAAAACAATTGCTTTTAAGCAGTTTCTGCAAAAAGAAGAAGAAATTAATAATATACTTAAAAATTCAGAATTTGGTGATTTTTCACTTAGCACAGAAGCAGTAAAAGAAGAGGCAATTAAAAAATATATTGAAGCAATGGAAAAGAAAACCATTGATATGATAGACGAGTATATGATGAGGTTTTTGCGTGGATGAGGTTGAGTTTATTATTCGCTTGCTAAGTGATAATTGGTCTAACGCCAGCACAATAGCAGCAGGTAAAAAGAATGTTAAACAAGCAAATGGAAATGCTTGGACATATACTCCGACACCATTATTTATAGATATTCGTTCATTAGAACCTGGAAGAGGTAAAAGGGTAGATTTAGACGAAAAGGCAGTTATTATAGTTTCAGAAGATAGTGCTAGCGTTTCACACCCAACAATTGATAGAGCCGTAAGAAATGAAGAGTATGGTTTTACCCTTCATTTACGAGTATTGCACCGTAGAGATTACACTGAACTAACATATTCCCGCAGACTACTGCAAGTTTTATATCAAATGGCTCGCCACATCTTAGAGAAGAACGGGCTTAGGCCGAAGGTTTATGATGATTCAGACGCATTAGAAGCAAGCGCGGAATTAATTGAGATTACAGGAAGAAGTGAAGCCAATGATAGAGGAAAGAGATTATTGGGTTATAGGATTCCTGTTACCATGAAAAGGTTTGGAAGAGCCATATAGTAAGTAAGTAAGTGATATAATGGTATTAAACGAAGTATATACAGGTGCAGGATTATCTGCAACTTTGATACCGGAAGCAGAATTTCCGGTTCATGCAGCATTTGGAACAGAAATAGGGGGAACTGGAGAAGTTACCCTAAATACAGCAAACGACCAGAAAGAATTGACTTGGACTTTAAGTTCAGAACCAGCATCAAATAGATTGGTTCCTAATATTTACAAAGGTTGCATGGCTAAATTAGAATCATTTAAAGATGCTAGTATGGGCGGTGCAGCAGGAGAAGCAGTTTCTACTCAAACATTAATGATTAAAGGTAATACTGCCAATACAATACAATTTCATACTGCTTTAGATAGTGTAGGTACTTATGAATATAAATGCACTATTCTTTCTTATGGCGCACCATCATATGCTCCTTCAGTAGTAAATAATACTGCAACTCTATTATCAGATAATTGGCTAGGATTAGTCAATACAATTACTCCACCAACTGTTGATGCAGAAATGAAACAAATGAATCTAGCATTAGGTGGAACAAGAAATTTTGGATTCCAACTAAAAGGGGCAGAAACATTAGGAGAAGCATCAATTGATGTATCTCTTAACAATGGTTCTTGGCTCTATTATGCATTAGGTAAAATGACTTTTACTGCTACCCAAGATGGTTCAGTAACTTTAAACAGCACAGGGGATGATGCTCCTGCAAATGGTAATGTTTATTTTGATGCAGATAATCATACATTACATAGATATGAAACTCATTTATTACCTCCAAGAT